TTAGCTTTTACGGGCACAGTAGTAGAACACCCTGTTAATAACAACATAGAAATAATAATTATTTTTTTCATTTGTTTGGCTCCTGAGCCGCATCATTTAATGCTTTATAGAATTCCTTAGGAATTTCACACTGTCCTCCGGGCATGAATTTTGTATCGTATTTTACAATTTCTTTGTCAATATATTTTACAATATCACGACCACGTGTTTTAATATATTCTTTCTTCACTACTATTTTTTCAACTAATTTCACATTTTCTTGAGCAGACTTAGCTTCTGCTTCAGCCATTTTCTTCTCCATATCAGCCACTTTTAGTTGCCAGGCTTGCTCGTTAAGAATAGCCCCTTCCATAAATATCCCAAACGTCAGTAAGACAATTGATATAATTTGAATTGGTAACTTATATTTATTAACTAAAGGAATAAAGGCTAGCAAGAATCCAGCTATTATTCCTATTACTCCTGCTAATGTTATTGAATGAAAGACCCAGTCGGGTGTAAATGATAGTATCCACATGCAGTTATTTATCACCGAAGCATTCAAAATCCTTTAACCAATAGTAATACTTAAGAAAACCCTCTTCTACATTGATTTTAGGATAATAATCAAAGTCTTTTATAGCTTTCTCAATACTCAATCGTCCTCGTTTAGGAAAACTTAAGTCTCTAGGACCTACAATAAGTTCTCCTTTACCTGCAATCTTAATTGCTAATTCTGCTGCTTGTTTTAAAGTCCACATCTGATCCGCACTACGGGTTATATTGTAAATTTGATTTATTGTGTTATTGCTTAATGAGGCCTGAACAATACCTTCTGCTGCATCATCTACGTATGTAAAGTCTAATACTTCATCTGGTCCATTAACCTTTAAGGTTTGTCCTCGTATAGCCCCTAAAACAAATTTGCTAACAACCCTATCTTCCACATCAAGCTCGCCGTATACAGCACTAGGACGAATAATAACGTGTTCAATATTAGTCCTACGACTATAATCTTGTACAAGTTTCTCTCCCATAAGTTTAAAGATACCATACTGACCTATAGGATTGCACGGACTATCTTCTGTTACATCATGTTCAAAGTCCCCGTAGACCATACTTGAACTGATATACACAAATCTTTTTACATTATTCTTTATTGAGGCTTCTAGTAGATTAGTAAGACCCTCGCACATAACTCTCGCCCCTAAGGCTGGATCCGCTTCTACTGCTTTTTGTCTAGGATAGCTAGCACAATGTATTACTAAATCAGGTTGAAAATTTCTGAAAATTAAATTGATATTATGAATATCAACTATATCAACAATATAATTTTTATACTTGCTAATTTTTAGCCTACGTGCATTTATTAAGGAATCAATTTGCTGCTGAGGTATAAAACCATAATTAGTATGACTATCAATAATAATAAGTTCGTGATCATTTTCTAATTTACTTACAATGTTATGTCCTATTAGGCCCATACCACCAGTCACTAATATCTTCATTCGTATTTAAGTTTATAGTATGTCAATTGTTCGTCGGTCATTTGAGTTGTAATCGTATATTGCCAACCATACTCAAAGAAACTTCTGTGCCACGTAGGTTCTAATGTATTATTCATTACCCAATTTCCTTTATCAGATTTTTCCCATTCATATAAAGTTTGCGCAGCCCATAAATCAGGATCTTCTACATCGCTCATATTAAATTTATGAACGGTTATTGTTCTCATACTGCCATTGGAGCCTTTAATGAGCCATGAGATTGATAATCTTCTAGATGTATGTCATCCATTGTAAATTTAGTGATATCTTTTACGTCAAAACTTAGAAATAATCTTGGCAAAGGATACTCTTCCCTTGTCAACTGCTCTTTAACTTGTTCAACATGGTCTTTATAGATATGTGTGTCGCCCATACTGATTATCAATTCACCTACCTTTAAATTACATACATGTGCAATCATATGGGTAAGTAAAGCGTAACTAGCAATATTAAATGGAAGACCTAAAAATACATCAACACTACGTTGATACATATGACAACTTAGTTCTTTGTTATGATTGACATAGAATTGGCTCATAACGTGACAAGGAGGTAGTGCCATATCCTCTAATTCAGCAACATTCCATGAACTAAGTATATGGCGTCTGCTATGTGGATCTTCTTTAATTTGTGTTATTAAAGTTTGCAATTGATCAATAGCAACACGAACTGGTGGCTTATCTGTCTTAACCCAATCACGCCATTGTACACCATATATGCGACCTAAATCGCCTTCAAACTTTGCCTTATGTTTCCAATATGGTGCAAGTGCGTTCCATGTCCATATTGTTACTGTTCCATCACGTGTACCATGTGTTAGTTCTGCAAGTCTACGCTCGTCGCTTGAACCTTCGATAAACCAAAGTAATTCAGCGACACATGCTTTCCAAGCCAACTTTTTAGTTGTGATGGCTGGAAAGCCCCTACGCAAATCAAAGCGAACACTACGTCCAAACACACTATAAGTGCCAACGCCAGTTCTATCATCTTTAATTTCTCCGTTTTGTAAAATATCTTCTAAAAGGTCATGATATTGTTTCATAATCTACTTAAAATCCTATCAGTTTCAGGTTGTACTGTTTCAGCAATAGTTTCAATGTTAAGTATAAACTCAAGATTTACTATATCATCATCTAATTCATATAACTTTTTATTCACTAATTCTTCAATATGATTAGGATCTAATCCTTGTTTAATTAAAGAATTAATATTAATTGTATGTTGACGTTTACCTTTTAATTTAATTACTATCTTTTTTACGAATTGTATTGGGATTCTATTTTTTTCTACACCTTCTAAAATATGTTCCCACTTATCAAAAAAATTAGGCGACATTCTTTACTTTTTTAGCTTTCACTGGTTTTGTAGTAGGCTTAACAGTTGATGGTGTTAATGCTTTAGCTTCTTCTTTTAAACGTTTTGCTTCGGCTAATAATCCATTAGCTTCACGTTCCATTTTTTCTGCCTGCTCTAAACGTTGTTGTGCTAGTGTTGAATCATCTAATGCACCAGGTGATGCACTTGGATTAGATTGTCCTTGATTACGCATTCTACGTGCTACATCAGCTGGATCTTGCAACCCACTGCTTGCATCAATTTCTGCTAAACGTTTTACTGCAGCTTCTCCCAATGCCATTTCATCAAGAATCTTGTTTAATTCTTCTAATTTAATTTTTGTGTTAGGCTGAGGGGTCATTACAACTTGTGAAGTTTGCATCTTTTTTAAGAGTCCTTCACTATGTAACACTTGCAAAATTATTTTACCATCTTGTGTGTAGCTTCTGTTTAGTGCATCTGCTAAGTTTTCACTATTTTGCCCAATATCGCTTTCAACGCAACGCATCAACGAATCATGCAAATGAGCATTTAGTATTTCAGTGTAAACTAACAAACACATATGAGGTTCACCTGGAACCTCTCTAAATATTACAGCAACTTTTCTATCGCCAACTTTCCCGACGTGTCTCATGAAACTCATATTGTTCTCCTATAGGCTTATAAGCACAATTATTTAATTGTAAATGCCTACTGGGAGAATTTTTATGTCGATGAGCCTGCCCAAAGTAATTCGTACATTGTTGCATCTTTTTGATCTTCAAAACATACACACAATTCGATAGTTGTAAGCATACCCGATCGATCTAAGGGCACAAAAGCATATCGCCCGTTTGTTTTATTTTGTACCCATTGTTTACTCTGAAAATTTAGTGGAGTTGGACACTTGATGAAATGGCGCGGAACGAAATCCAATTCTCGTTCAGCAAACCAAATTATTGGATTTATAATCATACAATCAATCTTTTATCCTTGTCGGATAATCGGTCACTATAAATTTGTTGACCGTTTTTACGAATGTAGTCTACAATACCTTGAGGTGCTACCTCAAAACTTTCTCGTAACATATTTTCGGTTATATCACTTTCGCAATCAAAAACATATATTTCATAATTACGTTGAGGGTTGTTTCTTGCCCGTAGCAATAAATGATTTAATGGAATTGATTCAGGTAAAGGCAATTCCATTAATGTATTGTATGTGCATTGTTGCATATATTGTGTAACATTGAATAGACTTTCAAGCCCATAACAATCCCACACAGCCAAATATTGATTAGTCTTGTTCATCATCATTTCCTACTTTACTAATAAAATAAGAAATTCCATAAACAAAAATACCCAACATACTTAAAGTAAGCAATACAGTTAAAATGTCATTCATAATACTCTCCTAGTTATGTTCATCATAAATTGCATACGTACCAAATGGGGGATTAGGATCTTTGTCACCATGAATGATCCATGTAGTGTCACAGTATTCTGCATCACCCCAACTACCACAAGGATAACCATCTGTGAAAACAATCAAACGTTTTGGCACATTACCAATTTCTTTGAGGTAATCAAATATTGCAGTAAAGTCAGTGCCTCCACCACCTTGTGGATCGTATTCATCAATTGTATCAAGATTCTCGCTAGTGAAATCTTTTGGATTATAAATGTCTGTATCAAAGCAGAATACATGAACTTTATAACCATCAAATGCATCCATCATACCTGCAATCTCACTTAAGAATGCCTTTGCTTGTCTATCACCAATTGAGCCGCTCATATCAAGTGCAACAACAACATCAATTTCTTCACCTGGAGTCATGCCAGGCATTACTGCATCCATATGCCAACCACGGCGACTAGGTCGCATCCAACTATAGTCAGTACGAATAGCACTAGTCAAGTTTGTTTGAATCAATTCACGCCAGGGCATGACAGGGTTAGTAACATCTTTGATAAGACGTTCAACACCTTTAGGCAATGAACCTGCTTCAGCACTTTGTGCAGCCTGAAGAATTGCTTGTTTCATTTCCTGACGGATTTCTTCTTTTTCTTCGTCACTTAATTTTGGACGTTTACTTTTGCCATCAGTATCACCTTCATCCTCGCCGTTGCCTTCTCCGTCACCATCCATGTGGTCGTCAATGAGTTTGTCCAACAGGTCATCGATGTTAATCTTTTGAACATTTTTCATCAGATCATCATAGATAGCTTCAGCAGCCATGCCATCATATTTGTTTTCATACAAACAAGGCACAGTAGTAATAAAGTCACCAACCTTGTGACGTTTTAGGTCTGCGTTTACAGCATAGTCATCAGCAATATTCCAAATCTGCGGATCACGTGTACCTCGACGATTCATATGATCGTACACTACATGCAACACTTCATGACCAACTAGGAACTCTACCTCTTTGGTCTTTAGCATCATAATAAAACGTGAATTGTAATAGAAACGTTTGCCATCAGTAGCAGCAGTACTGCACCACTCATCAGCATTAACTAATTGTAATCTGGTTGCAAGATTACCAAAAAAACTGTGACGTAATAGTAGACCAACACGTGCAGTAACCAATCGCTCACGTGCCTGTGCGTCAATTTTTGGGTCAGTAGGTCCTACAAGATTTTCAAAATCTTTGCTGCGTTTTTTCTTTTTCTTAGTGGGTGCGATAACATCACTCATAATATGCTCCTATAGAATTAGTTTTATTATTATAGTACATTATAGATTTATTGTCAAATCAAGACCTTTAAAAAAGGGTGAGAATATTTCTACTCCCACCCAAATGGTATATTTACATATACCAGGAGCTACTTAAGAACCTGCTTCAACAATGTACTTACCATATTTCTTATGGAAGTCATCAAAGTTTTTCAACTGACTAGGTTCAATCGGAAGCTTGTATGTCTTAAGTGCAATTTTTGCACTAACGACAACTAGTTCAGTTTCAAAATTATTCATTGCATACGCAAAGAAATTATCAGCCATTTCGTGGAACTTTTTCATGTCCACTTTCTTATTGTCAACTGCCTCTTTCAATTCATAGCACATTGAAATCGCAAGTGAGTACATAGCGGAAACTTCTTTTACTTGCAAATCTTTTACTTTGCCTGCAAGAATATCACTTGGTTCAGGCATTTTACCTGCAAGCTTACGGTGTGCAGCAAACTTAACTGCAAGACCTTCACCAATTGCACCACTGATAAGATTGAATTGCGTATCAGTGTCCGATGTTTCATCTTGTAGCAGATCAGAAACAAAGCACCAAGTACGTGGAGTAGCGAATGCACGACTTGAAGATTTATTATCAAAATCATACAAGTCTTGCTTAGCAAACGAAAGATAACCAACTACATCCTTGTGAATTTTCTTGTCAACAGCCCACAACTGCCATGCATTAAAGTCGGGACGCATTTCAAGGTGAACAAAACGATTCGCAAGCGGCATCGGCATACGATAAGTAACACCTTTGTCGCTATCACGATTACCTGCTGCAACAATCACAACATTGTCAGGCAGTTTATATTTACCTACTTGACGATTGAGAACCAACTGATAACCTGCAGCCTGAACAGCAGGGGGTGCAGAATTCATTTCATCTAGAAAAAGCACCACGATAGGATACTTACTTGCAAGTTCCTCGTCAGGCAAATCGACTGGGGGAGCCCAATCCATCTTACCGTTGTCTTTATTAAAGTATGGGATACCACGAATGTCAGTAGGTTCCATTTGCGCCATGCGCAAATCAATCATAAGACCACCTAGTTCCTCAGTGACCTCAGCAACTACTTCAGACTTACCAATACCGGGCGGACCCCATAGAAAAACGGGTCGCTTAATTTTGAATGCACTCAGCAATGCCTTGCGAGTTTGAATACTAGTGATAGTATGATTGTCAGATACTTTTGCCATACATAGCTCCTAAAAAAATATTATTTGATGCGAGAATTTGAATTATAGTATAAGACAGATTTACTGTCAAAAGCTTGTTTGCCCAATTATTGTGTCGCCTCTAGTTCTTGGATTTGTTTGTAAATTGCCCAACGCTGGAGATCGATTGCTAGATTGGTTTCTTCATCAAAACAACCAGACTGCTCATCTAAATGAACCAATTCTTCGTATAGGACATCAATTAAATTTTGGTCACTCATAATTTTATACCTCAAACATACTAGCAGATTGTGCTGCCAATTTTTTAATTGCACGACCAGCAGCCTCACGACTGTTAGTAAATGCGTAATCATCACTAAGACTATTAAAGCCGTGATACAATTCCCATTTACCATCAACTAACCATTCAACCTTAACATCATATGCAGTATCGAACGGTGAACCGTCATGTACGATACGAACCTTACCAAAATCATTTGCTACATACATATTCTTCTCCTTATGCCCAAGTAATTTCTTTTGCGGGAAATTCAATCTTACCATCAAACTCAAGTTGGTCACGCTCAAACTGTGTGAGGAATTCGTTATCAACCAACTCCCAATCAACGATTGTTTCTATGACATAATCGTCAGCCCGTTCAATTTGTTCACGCAAAACCATTACAGCGGTTGTTGCTTCTTCCTCATCCCAAATACCAGTGACAACATACTCATCGCCACCCTTAGCTTTCCAATAAGCGTCCTTACCTTTGCCGATAGAACCATCTTCGTTGAATGCGTAGTTTTCAAAAACTTGGGTATAAATGACTACTTTCATGTTGTTCTCCTATTGTTTGACTATACCGTTATTATATAACCTTTTGGATTTATTGTCAACCAAAAAGTGTTATCAATCTAGCAACGTCATATAAGCTTCGGCGTTGTTGTCGATGAACCAATTGATGCCCTTGCGAACACCATTGTAATCGCCCATCAATTCGCAGCCCTTAAGATAGTCATAAACAGCGACTTCCTCAGGGGTAAGCATACAAGTTTCGCCCGAGAACGGGTTGCGTACTTCAACAGGCTCAGAGTCCATAATCTTGATACCGGGGAAAATCTGAAAAATTGACTTAGACATTTATCGCTCCTTGTTATTGACTATACAGACATTATATGCCCAAATGGATTTATTGTCAACCAATGGATTTTGTTGCTTTTTTAGCACGAATTTGCTGACTGAGTTTGCACGGATTGCTTTCTTCCCAGCCCCAAGATTTAGCGTTATTTTCTGGATTTTTGTTACAATTATTGTAAAGCCTTTTGGCTTGTGTTTTTGACAAGTTAGTTTCGATTCTAGCAGTACCGTCGGCAAACTCAACATAAAAGTTAAACATTTAGTAACTCCGTATCAATCACTGTAAAGACATTATATACCCAAACGGATTTATCGTCAACCAAAAAAAATGTTGCTAATTAGCAACATTTTCAACATTGAAACATTTACAATTTGTTAATTATTTCGCCAGTACTCACTAGCAGTGGCGACACCGCTACCTGGGACGACTTTAATACCAGTATCAAGCATAGCCATTTCTGCTCCGGCTATAGCAGCCATTAAGTGTACTTCATTCATATCACCTAGATGACCTATGCGGAAAAGCTTACCTGCTACTTTACTAAGTCCTGCACCCAATGATAGGTTATAGCGTTTGTATGCTCTACTAATAACATCACTACCATTAAATCCTTCAGGTACTATAATTGCTGATACTGTGTCACTATACCATTTTGGATCTTTGGCACATAAGTCTAGTTGCCAACCGTCAATTACTGCACGGCGAACGCCTTCTGCAAGATAGTGATGGCGTTTAACAATATTATCTAGACCTTCTTCTTCAATCATATTAAGTGCTTCTGCAAGTCCATATAACAATGACAATGCAGGTGTATATGGAAAATAACCAGTTGCATTAGAATTAACCATATCAGTTAAATCAAAGTAACTGCGTGATGATTTTGCAGATTTGGTTTTATCCAACGCCTTTTTACTAGCACATAATATACCTAATCCAGCAGGTAACATGAACCCTTTTTGTGATCCTGTTACTGCCATGTCAACACCCCATTCATCAAATTTAAAATCTAATGACCCAAGTGAACTTACAGCATCAACAAATAATAATGCAGGGTGATCACATTCGTTCAGCGCCCAACGCACTTCACTAATACTTGATGTGACTCCCGTAGCAGTTTCATTGTGACATGCTAACACTGCTTTGATTTCTTGATTTTTATCGTTTGCTAATATTTCAGCAAACTTAGCGGATGGGATACCTGTACCCCACTCGCAGTCTACGATTTCTACATCTAATCCATGTTTTAAACACATTTCTATCCAGAGATGACTGAACTGGCCAAATCGTGCAGCTAGAACTTTGTCACCGGGACTTAGTGTATTTGTTATTGCGGCTTCCCAGCATCCTGTACCAGATGAGGGGAAAATAAAGGGTGTTCCGTGTTCTGTACGGAATACCTTCTTTAATTTTGGAAATAATTGTGCCGAAAGTTCAGGAAACTTCGGTGAGCGATGGTCTTCCATAGACACCATCATTGCTCTCATAATACGATCAGGGATGTTTGTAGGCCCAGGTACAAACAAGAAATTACGACCAGCCATAGTATTCTCCTATGCTCTAAACTAGCAGCGAGATAATACTTAGTTCTGTTAAAACTCTAAAAAATATAAAATTTGACCAAAGCTGTCCTAACCAAATCATAGATAAATACTAAAATCAATAAGGAATAACAGATGAGTTGGCCAGCCAATCCAGTAAACGGACAAAGAGTTCAGATTAACGGTGTTTTATATGAATTTAACGCAGCGAATGAAACCTGGGATAGAATAGGTGGGTATCCTGATAACTTTATAGTTGAGTTCTTACAAACTCCTAATTTAGTAGTCACCGGTAGAGCGACCTTTACTGATGCCGGGAACGTTAAAATTCAAGGTGGTTTCGCCAACTATGTCTTAGTTACAGACGGATCCGGTAATCTTTCTTGGCAACCACAAGCTGATGTTTCAGCAGCGGGTGTAAACAATGAGGTTCAATTTAATACAAATGATGCACTTGATAGTTCTGCATCATTTACTTTTGACAAAACATCAAATACATTAACTGTCCCTAGGATAGCGAGTACCCTTACTACATCCGCACAACCAAATATTACTAGTGTTGGTACACTAACAAGTTTAAATGTTAGTGGTAATGCTACCTTTAGCAACAATATTACTGCTAACAATTTTGCTGGCAACTTCTCAGGAAATTTTACAGGAAATTATCGTAGTCCTGGTTCCAACACAGAATTATTATTCAATAACCAAAGTAATATTGGTGCTAGTAACAAACTTACATTTGATGGCACTACGCTAAATGTTCAGGGTAATGTCACTGCAACTAATGCTAATTTAGGAAACTTAGTTACTGCTAATTTTATAAATTCAACATTAACAGTTGCCAATCAACCTAATATTACTAGATTAGGAACTTTAGTAAATCTAACATCATCAGGTAACATCGTAGCACCTAATTTTGTAGGTAATATAGTAGGTGGTAATATATCAGGTAACTTTGTTGCGCCTGGTTCTAATACACATATGTTACTTAACTATCAAGGTAACATAGCAGCTACCTCCAATATTACTTTTGCTGATGGATTAATGAATGTTGCAGGTAATATTAATGCAGCTAACATAACCGCTGTTAGTGACATTACTGCAACTACACTAACAGGTAGTTTGAAAACTGCAAGTCAACCTAATATTACTAGCTTAGGTACACTAACAGGATTAAATGTAACTGGTAATGCTACTATATCAGGTAATGTTACTGCTGCCAATTTAAGAGGTAATGTAATTGGTGGTACAATTACAGGTACATTTAGTGCTCCAGGTAATGTTACAGAAGTAGTTTATAACAAACAGGGTTCATTAGGAACAAGTAGTAATTTTAAATTTGATAATGAAACACTTACTGTAACTGGTAACACGATTTCAGGTAATGTATATGCTAACAGTGGTACGATTGGTGCTAGTTCTATTGTAGGTACAATTGCAACAGCTAACCAAACAAGTATTACAAGAGTTGGTACATTAGTAAACGCAGCGGTAACTGGTAATGTTACAGCAGGAAACGTTTATGCTAACATGGGAACAATTGGTGCGGGTTTCCTAACTGGTACGTTAACTACAGCATCACAACCTAATATTACAAGTGTAGGGACAATTACTTCTTTAACTGTATCCGGTAACTCAACTTCAGGCAATGTATATGCTAACAGTGGAACTATTGGTGCGAATAGAATAACAGGTAATCATTATACTGCCCCTACTAATTCGTCTAACACGCAGATATTAATAAACAATCAAGGTAATATCACCGGTTCAAGTAATTTAACATTTAACGGAACTGTATTAAATGTTGCAAGTAACGTAAACGCAGCAAACATTACAGCAAGTAATGTAACTGCAACTTTATTTACAGGAACATTAACTACACCTTCGCAACCTAATGTAACTAGTGTTGGCACACTAACAAGTTTGAATGTTGGTAGTAATGTAGATGTAGCGAATGTTCTAACTGCTAATAAGATAATAGCGAATAGTATTGAGACTGATGTAATACTGGGTCAATTAACTGCGCCTGCAGGACTAGCAGCAAACAATCAGGTCTTGTTTAATTTAAATGGTGTAGTAGATTCTAGTTCAAAACTTGAATTTAATCCTATAGGTACAGCTACTTTAACATTAAATGGTAATTTAACTACAGGAAATGCAAATTTAGGAAACAGAGTTACTGCTAATTATATTCAAGGTAGTATTTTACCTATTTCAAGTTCACAACCTAACATCACAACAGTTGGCACATTAACTGGACTTGGTGTAGATGGGCCTATTAATATAGCAAATAGTGTAATTACTATTGACAGTAACTCATATATTGTAGGTAACTTAATCCCTGTAACATCTCCTACAAGCGCAACTGACACATTTACAGGTGACGGTGTACAAACATTATTTGTATTGTCCGTACTACCTTACCCTGGTGACATAGTAAACATTACAATTGATGGTGTTGCAGAAAATCCTCTAAATTATACAATCCTTAATAAGGACTTAACATTTAATACTGCTCCGGCAGTTGGAGCAGCAATTGTAGTACAAATGCAGTTAAATACTCCAATTTATGATTTAGGATCTCCGACTGCTAGATGGCGTGATTTATGGTTATCTGGTACTACTATTAAACTAGGTACTGCTACAATTACAAGTACAGATACAGGTACAATTGATACAGGAGGTGGTGAGTTCCAATCTGAAGTTTTAACTTCTACTGCTACTGATATTGCTCCATTCATTGTTTATAGTAACGTAATGGTTGGTAATTTAAATGTACAATATCTACATGGTTATGAACCATCTACAAGTAATCTAGCAAACACGATTGTATTAAGAGATGAATTTCATAATTTTGAAGCAAATGTAATTACAGCAAGATTAGAGGGTAATGCTACAAGATCAAATACAGTAATTAATCCAGCGCAACCAAATATAACAAGTGTAGGTTTACTCACACATTTAGACGTAGATAATAAACTTACCGCAGCTAACATAGAACTATCATCAAATATTAGTGCAGAATATTTTAAGGGTAGCGGAGCTGAATTATACAATATTAATGGTGCTAATGTAAGTGAAGTACCGTTAGCTACATTCGCTACTGATGCACAAGATGCAGTATTCGCAGTTGATGCAGAAACAGCACAGTTTGGCGTAAATGTAACAGGATGTTCTCAACCAAATATTACAAGTGTAGGCACATTAATATCTCTTAAAGTTACAGGACAAATTGAAGCAGGAAGTATTGATGCTTCATTAGGTAATATTAAAGGTGCTAATTTCATTGGTGGTAATGTAAGTGGTAATATTTCAGGCACATTTAGAGCTCCAGGTGGGATAGCATCAAATACGGAAGTTCTTTTCAATAAAGAAGGAAATATCGGCGGAAGTGAAGGATTTAAATTTAATAGTTTAGTTAATTCGTTGACTATTACAGGTAAATTTAATTCTATTGATGCTAATTTAGGTAATCTAGTTGACGCAAACTTCTTTAGAGGTTCCGGTAATAACTTAAGTAATATTCGTGGATCTAACGTTAACGGTGAGGTAGCGTTTGCTGCAACTGCAAATAGTGTAGCCGGTGCTAATGTTTCAGGTCAAGTAGCTAATTCGTTAGTTGCAGGTACTGTTTACACTGCTGCACAACCAGCAATCACTAGTGTTGGTACATTGACTGACTTAAATGTTAATTCAGGAACCCTAGTAACAAGTAATCCAATAGACCTATTGCAAACATGGAATAACAGCAGTGTTGCATTTACTGGTATAAAACAAGTTGTTACTGATACACAAAGTTCAGCAGAATCATTATTAATAGACCTACAACAAAACGTAGGTGGTGTAGCTACAAGTAGATTCAAAGTTAATAAAATAGGTAATCTTACTACAGGTAATGTTATTACTGGAAACATTGAGGGTACTATAATTACAGGTGCGCAACCTTTTATTACAAGCTTAGGTACACTATCAACATTAACTATATCTGCAAATATTCAATCAGGTAATGCTAATTTAGGTAATCTAGCTAGAGCAAACTTCTTTAGTGGTGATGGCTCATTGTTAACAAATGTTCCTGCAGGTAACAGATTACAAAACGGTACAAGTAACTTGCAAATAGTTAACAATGGAAATATAAACATTGCTATTGATGGCACAAACGATGTCTTAACATTAGGAAACGTGTCTGGGGTCTACGTAGCTAACCTCAGAGGCAATCTACTTTCAGGTAATGCAAACTTAGGTAATTTAGTAACTGCAAATTTCTTTGCAGGAAACGCAAGTAATTTATTTAATATAGTTGGTGCTAATGTTACCGGTACAGTATCAAATGCAACTCATGCGTGTACAGCTAATACAGTAACAAATGCAACACAAACTAATATTACAAGATTGGGTACATTAACCGAACTTACACTATCAAGTATAGCAGACCCAAGCTTAGGTAATAATGTAACTGCAAGTTTCTTTACTGGTGTAATTACTCAAGCAGCATCAGCACAACCTAACATTACAAGTGTAGGTAGATTGACTGGTCTAACAGTAGGAAATGCAACTGCAAACACTGTATTTGGTAACGGAACCATTACTGCTGCTGGAAATATTAGAGGTGCTAATATTGAGGGTAACCTAGTAGGCAATGGTAGTGGCATAACATACTTAAATGGTGGTGTAGTTAATGGTGATGTTCCGAGTGCTGCTACTGCTACTACAGCAGGAACTGTACTTTCATCTTCACAACCAAATATAACAAGTGTTAATACTTCAAGTGGTTTAACATCATTAAAAGTTTCAGGCGAAACTGATTTAATAGGTAATGTAATAATTAGAAGTAATCTTACTGTACAAGGTACTACGATTACAGCTAATGCAACTACAATGAATGTTAGAGATCCTATTATACAAATAGGTGGGAATACGTCAGGTGGTGCGTTACCAAACGACGACGGAAAAGATAGAGGAATTTTACTACATTATCACAACGGAGTAACACCAGTTGATGGATTTATGGGTTGGGATAACGATTTAGAGCAATTTACTTTTGCTAGTAGAGTAAGTGTAACCAATGAAGTTGTTACATTCTCAGAATTAGGTAATATAAGAGCAAGTTATTTCTTAGGTAACGGTTCTCAGTTAGAAGGTTTACCTCCACCAAACGAAATATTTAAAGGTACAAGTAATGTAAAAATTCCTGATTTAGACGGTAATGTAACTATATCTGCAAACAGTGTTGCCAACATTGTACAAATACACGGTAATAGACCTAGTATAGGTAATGGAGTAATTGTTGCAGGTAATCTTACTGCAACAAGATATTTTGGTGACGGAAGTCAATTAACGGGAGTAACAACAACAGCGATTTCCAATGGCACAAGTAATGTTACTTTTGCGGGTGCAGGTGGAAACATTACAATGGCAGTTGGTGGCGTTTCTAATGTATTACAAATTGATAGTGTTGGTAACGTAGAGATAAAGGGTTTATTAAAAACAGGTACAGGTTCAGGTGGTAACATTGCAGGTGCGAATGTAATTAGTGCAAATACATTTATCGGTAATTTAGCCAATGGTACAAGTAACATAAGAATTACACAAAATGGCAATGTCGGTATATCCTCTAACGGTGTATCAAATGCTGTAATAATTGCCGGTGGACTTGCTAATGTATTGACTGTAGCAGGTAATATTGATATTGGAAGTAATTGGTTTAGAGGTAACGGTGCGTTGTTAACTAGTTTACCAACTCCTACTTCTATGACTAACGGTACAAGCAACATTGTTGTTGGGTCAAGCACTGACGTAACTATTAGCGCAAATGGTCAATCATCAATTATTGCCGTAAAAGGTAGCGGAACAGCGGGCGCAACTGGTGCAAATGTCAGTGGTTATCTTTCTGTATCCGGTATAATTACCTCAACAATTGCAACCGGCACAGCACCATTGACTGTAACAAGTACAACACGTGTTGCTAATTTAAACGTTAACTATGCAAACGTAAGTGACTTTAATGTAGTCACCGCACAAACAACTGGAACATTATATCCTGCATTGATAAGTGGTGCTACTTCAGCAAATTATGCTTTAGGTGCAAACGCAGGTTTATCGTTTAATGCTGCAACTGGTGCATTGACTGCAAGTTCTTTTGTTGGTACAGCGACTGGACCATTGGCGAATGGTACAAGTAACGTCAGTATTGCATCAAGTGGCGGCAACGTAACTGTTAGTGCGGGCGGCACTGCAAACTTATTAACAGTTACAAGCACAGGTATATTAGGCACATTTGTAAATAGTTCGGATGTTATAAGAGATTACGCAACTGTAAGTGTATCGCATGATTATAACCTAGCATCTGTTTTATATGTAAGTGGAGTTACTGGTGCATTGTCCTTAACATTCACAAATATTCCTACAACCAATAGCAGGGCACTTGTTATTCCTGTTATTGTTGCACATGGTGCTACGGCTATGACTTATCCAACTTCAATATCAATCAACGGGGTAGGCGGACAAACAATTAATTATTTACAAGGTACGACCCCAACTGCTAGAACTAACAAAACAGAAGTATTAGGATTAACATTAATTAGAACAGCTTCTAGTACATGGGTAGTTTTAGGTTTAGTTTCAAGTTACGGATAATATATGGCAAGATTCGGTTCTACTGCGAGTACGTTTGGTTTAACTTTTTCAGGTAGTTTTACACCAACCTCGACTATAACTCCTTCAGCTTCATCAGTCACAGAAAATAGTTCAGTAACTTTTACAATAACAAGCAATTTAATAAGTAAGACAATTAATTGGCGCATAGTTCATAGTAATACTACCAACGCTGATTTTTTAAACTCCATTGGATCTGGTACAGTTACTACAAATGGTTCAGGGGGAGCATCATTAGTTATAACACCTATTAATGATTTACTCTTTCATGCTGCTCCAAAATCTTTCACAATTGTTTTAAGTTTTGAAAGCAAAGATATATCTACCAGTTCAAGCGTTACTATCATTGATGCTGCTACTGTATCATTTAGTAGTCCACCCTCAAGTATTAATGAGGGAGTCACAACTACATTTAATGTTACTACGACTAGCCTCTCTAATACAACACTATATTGGAGTATAGATTTATCTGGTGGTATTACTGCAGGTGATTTTTCCGCCACTTCAGGTCCTTTTTCAATAACAAGTGGTTCAGGATCCTTCAGTATCACCACAACTCCTGATATGACAACAGAGGGAGGAGAAGCATTTGTATTAAGTATTAGAACTGGTAGCGTTACTGGTACTGTAAGAGCGCAAACTACTGTAAGTATTGCGGACACAAGTCTTACAAGAACATATGCATTTGGTACTATACCAACATCTATTAACGAAGGTAATACAGGTATATTTAATGTTAATACTACAAATATACCTAACAGTCCAACTACAACATTATACTGGACCATAGTTAATACTTCTACAACTAATCTAGATTTTTCAGCAACATCAGGTTTTTTCTCTATAACGAATAACGCAGGATCGTTTTCTATAACACCTACACTTGATATGACCAAAACCGGTGTTGAAAGTACAGAATCATTTTATGTGCAAATAAGAACAGATAGTACATCAGGTCCTGTTGTAGCCACAAGTAACAACGTGAATGTCGTTGATATGGTACCAACTTATTCCGTTGGTCCAAATGTAACTTCTGTAAATGAAGGTGGCACTGTTACATGGACAGTTACAACTAACCATGTTGTTAACGGTACTGTTTTATATTGGAGTGTCAACTTAGCGTTTGGTATGAGTGTTAGTGATTTATTAGACAATGCTAATGCGACAGGTTCTGTAACTATCAATGACAATATAGGCACTTTCACAACTACTTTAAGAAATGACCAATCCACAGAAGGATCAGAAACTCTTTATGTTTGGTTATGGACTGATTCGAACAAAACTCAAGGACAGCATGTCGCCCAAAGTATTAACGTTACAGTTACCGACTCAAGTACTGCAATTGTACCATTTGTAGAAGTTGGTTACACAATCTATCAAGATGTGACTAGTGCGACCTTTACGCAACCTGCAGGTTCTTCATCAGCATTTATCATTGCACAAGGAGGCGGCGGAGGTGGTGCAGGTGGTTACGCAGTTCCAAACTCTTACGCTGCTAGCGGTGGTGCAGGAGGCGGCGGCTCTGTGGTTAGAGCCTTAGTTAATTTACCTGCAGGTTCAACACTATCAGTATTTCCAGGAACAGGCGGTGCAGGTAGTTTAGCAGGTAGTACTACTGACGGCGCAGCCGGTGCACCATCCAGTTTAACTGGCACTGGTATTAGTATATACGCAGCTCCGGGCGGCGGTGGAAAAAATTATAATTTACGAACAGGTGGTGATGGTGGACAATCAATAACAAGTTCTGCAAGTGGAGCCAATGTAATTGATTTTGGCATAGTATATGGCAGTTCTGGTACTAGCGGCGTATATACTACGGGTTCATTTACTGCGAGTATTGATGGTGGTAGTAGTGCGACTACTGCAGGTTCTGGAGTTTATTACCCAATTAGTGGTGGATTAGGAGGACCAGGAGGCGTTACCAATAGCAGTATGTTTGATGCTAAAAACGGAACTTATGGTGACGGAGGAGGTGGCGGTGCTGCATACAAAACAACAGGCTCATCTTCATACGGTAGAGGAGGCAATGGAGGTAAAGGAACAGTTATTGTAGTATATGGTAACGGTAATGGATTTACAGGAAACCAACCGCAATACACTATAAGTCCAAGTGCAACAACAATCAGTGAAGGACAATCAGTAGTGTTTACTGTAAATACTACCAACGTAGCTAATGGCACAGTGTTGTATTGGGATAATGACGTAAACATGCCACATCCCTTCTTCACAACGTCTTTAGATCACACTCAATCAGGTAGTGTAAGTATAAGCAGTAACACTGCAAGTTTTACGTTAAGTATACCATATGACTCTGTTGATGATAACAATGATAGAATAAGTATAAGGCTATTTAGAGATAGCGGAAGAAAATACATGGTTGCAAGGGCAAGTATTGTAACTATAGAAAATTTTGCACAATTAGCTCTAACTCAAAACTGGACTTCAATAACATTCAATCAAGGCACTGCTGTTACGAATGGACGACCATTTACACCAAGCGGAGGTAGCGGTTCTTATTGGATACTTCCAGACAGTTCCGCTGAAACTGCACTTTCAAATGTAGGTTTATCGTGGGATCCTCTCACAGGAACAATAACAGGTACTCCTAATGCTGGCTTAACTGCCTTAACTTTTAATGTACTTTATACTTCAAGTACAAGTACCGCTAGTCAACAATTATCGAGAACAATAACAGTTAGTGTGGCTTCTGTAGGAGAGTTTACATTGACAGGCAGTCTTAATGACGTTACACAATCTTGGACAGTACCTGCAGGTGTTACTTCAATATCAATGGTTTGTATAGGCGGAGGGGGCGGGGCAGGCGCATTTGGTTTGCAATATAATACAGCAGGTACACTACTTCGCAGATACGGAGGAGGTGCAGGTGGGGGTGGTGCTTTATCATATAGAAATAACTATTCAGTATCACCGGGTTCAACTTTAACTGTAACTGCTGGAAAATATGGATCTGGTGCAATAAGTTCTAGGTCAGGCGGCGGTACTGCTGTACCTGATAGATTGGGACCAGATGGTACTGCCGGCGGCACTAGTCAGATTGTCCTAGGAGCTACTACACTAGTTTCAGCGGGGGGAGGCGGTGCAGGACTCAGAAGCAACTTTTCAGTTAACACATCAGTAACAGGTGGAAGTGGTGGCACAAGAAGTGCGATAACAGGTACAGCAGGTGGAAGTGGTGGTAAGGGAGGGAACGGCATTGGTGCTTCATCAGGCACAACTACAGGAATTAGCGGTGGAGATGGCGGTGGTGGTGGTGCCGGTGGTTATAGTGGCAATGGTGGTGGAGGGGGAAATGGTAGCACATCTACAACGCAAGCCTCAGGTACAGCAGGCGCAGGCGGTGGCGGAGGAGGTGGCGCCGGTGGTAGAAATGCTACACCAAGTACAGGTGTTACGACAACTGGAGGCGGAGCTGGCGGAGGTGTTGGTGCATTAGGTACTGGTACAAATGGCACTGCCGGGACTTCAACTACACCTAACGGCGGTGGCGGATCGGGAGGTGCTTCAGGTGGACCAAGTGGTGTTGGTGGCAACTATGGTGCAGGTGGTAACCAAGGTGGTAGAGGTGGACCAGGTTATGTAAGAATTATTTGGCCGGGAACTACAAGAACTTTCCCTAGTGCAGCAACTTAATTCATTATTTGAGCAATGAGTATTAATTTTTGTAGGTGATTAATACTCTTATTAATTTTTTCAATTTGACTTGCCAGCATACTAGTTCTTTTAGTTTGCCTAGCAATAACTTCAGACCTACTTAATTCAGTAACCATATCTTCAATATTCTGAAGCATTTTCTTTAAGTCTGGGTTATGACTAACATTCTTCAAGTCTTTCCGTAGGTTGGCGCTAATGATTTGCCAATCCAAAGCAACTTTGAGTTCCATAAAATATTTTTAAAAAATGAGGTTTTGTAACAGAATTGTCATACTATAACTATTAAATATTTATTGCAAATGAATATTTTTTATTTAAAGGAGACACACAGTATGAAAAAGGTATTTGCATTATTAACCTTAATGGTTTCACAAGTCGCAATGTCAGCAGAATTTACTGGGGCAGGTGCGACTTTTCCATATCCGATTTACGCAAAGTGGGCAGAAGCTTATAAAGCACAAACTGGGATAGGATTGAATTATCAGAGCATTGGTAGTGGTGGCGGTATTCGTCAAATCAAAGCAAAAACAGTTGACTTTGGTGCAAGTGATATGCCATTAAAACCAGAAGAACTTGAGAAAGAAGGACTAGTGCAATTTCCAGCTATCATAGGTGGAGTTGTTCCAGTTGTAAACTTAGATGGTATACAAGGTGGTCAACTAAAATTAACAAGTGATGTTATTGCTAACATACATTTAGGTAAAATTACTAAATGGAATGACAAAGCTATTGCCGAAATAAATCCTGGAGTTACATTACCTGCATTAAATATCACAGTCGTACATCGTGCAGATGGATCAGGTACAACATTTATTTGGACAAATTATCTAAGCAAAGCAAACGCAGACTTTCAAAAAACAGTAGGCGAGGGCACAGCAGTTAAATGGCCAGTAGGTGTAGGTGGTAAAGGTAATGAAGGTGTAGCAGCGCAAGTTCAGCGCATCAAAGGTGCTTTTGGTTATGTAGAATATGCATATGCTAAAAGAAACAAAATCGCACATACGCAATTAAAAAATCGTGATGGCAATTTTATTCAACCAGATGACAGTACATTCAAAGCAGCAACAGCTAATGCAGACTGGAATAATGCTCCTGGCATGTACTTATTATTAACTTGGCAAACAGGCAAAGACGCATGGCCTGCAACTGGCGCAAGTTTTATTCTAATGCACAAACAACAAGCAGATGCATTAACTGGTCGTGCTATTTTGAAATTCTTTGATTGGAGTTACAAAAATGGTAGCAAGATGAGTGAAGAATTAGAATATGTTCACTTACCACAGTCAGTTATTAAGTTGATACAAGAAAACTGGCGCCGTGACTTCAAAGGTCCAGATGGTAACGCAATTTGGAAATAAGGGAAAATCATGAAAAAATTTGCAAAATTAAGTATTATATTAGCATTAGCAACTGCAATACCTGCTTTTGCTGATGAGTACAAAGAAACATTAAGTATTCTTAGAGATAAAGGCATTCTTACACAACAAGAGTATAATTCTAAACTCCAAGCATATGAAGAAAGAGAAGAAAACAAAAAGTTTGCAGAACAAAGAATCGACAAAGATGTTAGCGATAACAACAAGTGGAGACAAGCTAGAGCAAACGATGGTTCAGTTACCGAAAACGGGATCGGACTCAAAAGTAAAGATGGAAACAATACCATCCAACTTACAGGTAGACTTCATATGGACTATCGTCAGTACGACCCCGCTTATGGTGCAGGTCAAACCACAGATTCGTATCAGAACCTAGCAGAAGTTCGTCGTGCTAGATTTGGTGTACGTGGACAGTTCGCCAAAGACTTTAGATATCAGTTACTTGCTAACTTCGGCAATGAAGTAGGTGCCTCTGCAACTACTACAACAGCAGATGAAATGTGGGTAAACTATGCTGCTAATCCTGAAATGCAATTTCAGTTTGGTTTGTTTAAAATGCCTTTTAGTTTAGAACAATTAACAAGCTCTAACAATATTGATTTTATGGAGCGTAGTTTAATTGGTAATACTGATGGTGAGTTTATACCAGGAAAAGAAACTGGCTTTATGTTACATGGTATTCCTAAGCCTGGTCTACTCTATCAAGTAGCACTAAGCCGTGGTCGTGCTAACAAAGATGCATCTAATGATGGCTTTGATTACATCGGTCGTGTTGTAACAAACGTAGCCGAATTACAAGGTAGCAAAGCATATGTATTACACTTAGGTGCAGCATATAGCACAGGCGAAGTTAAAGGTGGTGTTACACCAGCAAGCGGTAGAACAGAATCACGCAGTCAATCAGCATGGTTCACAGGTCCAGCGTTAAGTGGTACTACTACAAGAACACGCCAAGGTCTTGAAGCAGCATTTGCTTATAATGGTCTAAAGGTACAAGGTGAACAGTTCCAATTCAATTATGATCCTACTACAGGTAACGATCAGAAAATAAATGGATACTATGTGCAAGCTTTGTATAACTTGACAGGCGAAAGTCACAACTACAAAGATGGTATCTTTAATTGGATCAAACCTAACAACCCAACTGATAAAGGTGGTAAGGGTGCATGGCAGGTAGGTGTGCGTATCAGCGAGTTTGATGCTAGTGATATTACTGTAGTTACTGGCAAATCAAATCGTGCTACTGCTATGACTTATGGAGTTACTTGGTTCTGTACAGATAATCTACGCTTTATGTTAAACTACGTAGACACAAAGTTTGACAGTCTTGTAGGTAGCTCAGGTAGTCGTGTAAACGGTGACAGAGCAATCATGTTCAGGAGTCAGTTAAGCTTCTAAAATAAGCCCTTCGGGGCTTTTTTAATGGAGATAAATAGACATATCATGCTCCCAACAATAGCTTTATTTTTACACCAACCTAAGTGTTCAGTGCAAAGCGGAAATGGGATTATCAAAGCATTAAGCCCACACTTTAGATTCAAGATTTTCACAAAACATGAACTAGAGGATGACTTTTTTGATGATGTGGATATTATTGCAGTTCCCGGAGGAATCGGAGACAGCGATACTTACAAATATCTGATGAAAATTCATGCTCAGTCCATACGGAACTTTGTCGCATCAGGTGGAAAGTACTTAGGAATTTGTATGGGTGCTTATTGGGCCGACACTGAATACTTAGGGCTATTGAATACGACAAGAGTGGTTCAATATATAAAAAGACCAGGTACCGACACACGCCGACCCCACGCAAAAAACATTCAAATCACATGGGAAAACAATCCTATGAATATGTACTTCTTTGACGGGTGTGCTTTGGTCGGGGATGAGAGTAAATTTGAAACTATCGCTAGATACAAGAACGGCGATCCAATGGCTATTATTCAAGATAATGTCGGATTAATAGGTTGTCATCCAGAGAGTGAAAAGCATTGGTATGATGGTTATAGTTGGATGCGTAGACATTATCATAACAACACTCATGGTAAATTATTGTTGGATTTTACATATCGCTTACTAAAGAAATAATATGTGGGTATTACTTATAATCGTTCTTAGTTCTGAACCTCCTTATAGACATAAAGGAAGTGTTAATAACTTTTATCTTACTGAAAGTGAGTGTAGGAAAGAATTGACTAAGGCTATGCAAGCACTATATTTAAAAGACACACAAATATCAGGAAATTGTACTTTTAAAGATTATCTTACACCAAACAAAACATTTGATCAATAATCAACCACCGGGTGAATTGTAATATTTAATGTAGATACATCTTGGACTTACTCTGTAACCATCTGTATACCAAGTAGCCCTGATTCTTTCTTTTTCACGCATACATGTTTCGTAACTAGGCTGAGGAGCCTGTATAACTCCCTGACTTTGTGTAAAGCCATAAGATTGTGGCAAATACATACTGATAATGAGAATCCACATACTATTATTTAGTTAAAAATAGGGACCGAAGTCCCTATTACTATTTTTGGTAACAAGGGATAGTTCCCCCGGAGATCATGCTGCTAGAGCAAAAACCTCATCGTTAGCTGCGTTTGCAGTTATAATTTTGCTTGATTTACGGTCATCGCCTACCGTGCTGTCCACTCGCCTACTCTTGACCCTGTCGAAACCATGTCTGGCCCATCAAAAGCAAGTTGGAGCTACTTATTATACCAACATTCAGGAACCGTAGCGGCCGCACAGTATCCGAAGCCATTTGCTTTTGGTGGACCAGGCGGGAGTCGAACCCGCGTCCAGAACCCTTTTGGGGTTGCTTCATACAGCAATAACCTGTAGTTTATATTTATTCGGAAAGATTGTCAACAAATTAGGGTTTCTTAACTTGTTGTTCGGGCACACAAAATGCGGTCATGTTTGGTCTATTGTGTGTGATGCTACGTGCGACTTCTAAACATTCTTCCATTCTGTCAAATGTTTTCCATTGACTTTCATGGATATGTCCTGAGATAATAACAGCAACAATTAATACATAATTCACATATAATTCCCGGTTATATGTCATTATGTCGAAATAAACTAATCTTCGTAATCGCTCAGTGGCTTTTCTTTACTTATCCATTCATGGTATATTAAAACACAAGCCAAACAGATACAACCGGTTAATAAAACCCCAAGCAGAAATCCAATTACAAAATATAATCCTTCAACTGACATATAATTATTTATAAATTACGGGTATAAATTATCGTAGTACTCTTTGATCCAAGCCCAGTCATAGGTTAATCTTAGTTTCTCAAAGTCACCCTTAACACTTTCATAATACTTGACCGCTTCGTTTGCACCCTTCAAGCAATATTCGCTGTATTCTCCGGTAGCCACGGTAAGCCAAATGTCAAGTCTTTCTTTGTTTTCTTCAGATCCTATAGTTTCTACGCTATGCTTAAGTTTGACTACTTCTCTAAAAGCAGTTCTCCAAGTATCCCATTTGCTTGTATTAAACCGACTAATCCCTGAATTAATATTAACAACTTCGTGTTCACTGTCAAGTGTAAAGTCTAGACCCTTAACAATAGTATTAAGTGTCAACTTTTTATTGTTGGCGACAATAGCTTGGTGACCATATTCTAATCCATTTAATGGGTTAGTAGCAGTAAAGATATAATGCTTTGGTATCTGTAATCTATCTGGTTGCCAATCAAAATTAAAATCTTCATTGACTTTAAGCTTTGCGTTCACTAAGAAATACCAAGGTGTGTTTGACATTCTAGCTGCTTCATGTTGACTAGCTACACGACCTTTAATACCATCAACACCTACTACTATGTTAGGCAAGTCTTTTGCTATATTCAACAGATGTTCGTAGTTTTCTTCCGCGCAAGCTTCACCATTACTAAAGAAAACAATATCTAATGGTTTGCTTTGCGATAATTTTTTACTTGTGATTATATATGGATAATCGTAAATTTCTTTCTTAACAAACTTACTTGTTTCTTTGGGAGCAATGATTCTACTTGCACCTGTACTTGTGATTATAACAGTTTTATCTTCTGCTTTCCATAATGACATTGTATCAATATCTTCATGCCTCATGTTTTTATTATCTGCTGTAATAAGAACTTGATATGGAAAGTCTACTTGATTGTGAATGCTATTAACCAAAGTATCATCATCTACTATAGTAACAGGAGCAGGCAATCTTGGAACTGATTGCTCACCTTTAAAATTTATTTCAGGGTAATCATCTAACTTTTTAATAATTGGTAAAAACATTCTTAATTCATTCACATTTACTAAGAATGTGTCACCGAACTTTTGATTATTACTAGCAAACACATACATCTGTTCGCTTGTACCTGTATCAAACGTCTGAGTAAAATCAAAATTACTATAATCACAAATTGAACTACATATCCAAATATAATGCTCGTTCTTAGTAGGCAATGATTCTACAATAGAAAAGAACGTCTGATAGTAATCTGTGTCGTGTGGGATAACTGTGATATTTCTGTTTGGAACTCTGTCTTTTAAAGTTTCTAAACAAGTGTGTTGATTGCCAAAATCAATTAGATAAATGTCATGCAATGATTCTTTTATCTTAGCCTCTTTGTTAACAAAGTTTAGCATAGACATATCTTCAAGTAGTTTATCTTTTTTATATTCAATAAGATATGAATCCTTATTTACAAGATAAGTGTAACCCCACTGAGTCCATTGGGTCTTAAATACGTGAAGCATTCTTGTTTGCCAAATACTAGGATAGTAGTTAAAATCAAAATCAGCATAATCAATCTCGCTACTTAAAACCCAAAACAGTTTAGTTTTAGACTTGTTGGCACAACTAGCAATTACTTCAGCCCAGCCGTTAGCGAATCTTGTTTTCTTTATTTGAGGAAACTTTTCTTGTAGTATTTCAAAATTTTCTAAACTATCCTTATTCATTCTATCAATATAAAACATATCTAGTTTAGAATCTACATCAATTTCTAGTTCAGAAACATAATTATACTGTATTTTTTCTTTACAGTGTTTTTCAATAACAAAGTACGTCTGTAGGTCTAGGCTCTCTTTGTTTCCAAAAACATGCACATATGGGGATTCATAATCTTCGGGTTCCCAACTAAAATCAAACTTGTCGTAATTTAATTCAGCGTTTAGGGCCCAAAACATTTCATCAGGATGTTGTTTAATTAAATCCTCAAGTGTAGTTTCAATATAATATTTTTTGATGTTTTTGTTAATTAATTTTACAATAGGATTAGCAACAAACTTTGTCTGCGTTGCACCTTCTATTTTATATTCTAACACATATTTTAAATTATCTCTATACTCATTTTTGACTCCAAATTTGTAGATATAGGGAGGGTCTCTATCATCATGATGCCAACTATAATCGAATAAAATTTCATCAGTAGTTAACTTTGTAAATCTTGATTCATCCGGCAATTTGATTGCTGCTTGAAATGTTTGATATTTAATACCTTCATAATCAGCAACCACATAAACAGGACCACCCGTATTTTGCCATTGTGTGCCAAACATATGTAAGTAAGGTTCGTCTTTTCTTGGTTCCCAACTGAAATCAAACTTACTTACATCTAGACCTTTAGGCACTGCCCAAAAATTATCTTCAGGGAATTCATTTATTAAATCATCTAAATCGGTTTCAATATAATGAATTACCGTATCAGATGATTTTTTTGCTATCTGAAATGTTTGATATTTTACTCCCATATAATTAGGAACGATAAGTGCAGGTCCTGCATCTTGATTCCATTGCGTACCAAACTGATGTAAATACGGAGGTTCTCCTATAGGAGGTTCCCAACTATAATCAAAATCTTCATCATTTAAATTTTCAGGTACTACCCAAAAAGTTTCAGTTCTATGTTCAGATATTATTTTTTGTAACGTATTAATTTTATCTAATGTATATTTTTTAAGTGGTATTTTAGCTGCTAAAGGATAATCATGATACTTGTAACCTTTATTAGAAGGTACTACATATGCAGGTCCATCTGATGTATTAAATCTCGTACCGAATTGATGAATATAAGGAGGGTCATATCTGTTAGGTACCCACGTAAAATCAAATGATTCTTTGTCTATATTGTTAGGTACTGCCCAAAATGCATCACTAGGATATTCGTAAATTAAATCCTCAACTGTCGTAGTATCATCTATTTCATAAATAGGAACCATACACTTTCGTAATGCTTTTTGACTTTGCTGATACTTAGTACCTTGATTATTCGGTACTACATAGCAAGGTCCTCCATCAGAGTCCCATTGTGTTCCAAATACATGAACATATGGAGGTTCATGTTTATTCGGCATCCAACCAAAGTCAAAGTTTGATACATCTACGTTAACAGGCACAGCCCAAAATTCTGTATCAAAGTATAAGCTAACTAACTCTTTGAATTCTTTTTGAGAGGAAAATGTAAGGATAGGAGGAATTTTATATTTTAAGTCTATTGAAATATACTTTTGTTTTTCAGCGCCCTCTACATGATATTCTGCAACAATTTTTTCTTCTTCATCTATTGAACCAATAAAAATATACACGAAGGGTTCTTCAGTGTCATCAGGATGCCAGCTAAAGTCAAAATCTAATTTATCATTTTTAATAAAAAAGTTTTCTTTATGTTGCAAATGTCTTACTGTTTGAAAGTCATGGTACTTAACACCTTCACTTTCGGGAATTACAAACTTAGGTCCGCCAGTTTTCTGCCATTGTGTTCCAAACTGATGCGTATAAGGTCTGTCATAGTAACTAGGTCTCCATGAAAAGTCAAAGCCCTCAGTATCAACATTATCGGGGATAACCCAATAACCTTGTTCCCATAACTTAATTCTTTCTTCTATATCGTAATCTTTTTGTTCTACCATCATGAACACACCTTTATTTTATATTTGCTTTGAAATCTATCTGCATCTGCTCTATCATTTACCATTGGTTCACCTTTGATATTAAGTGAGGTGTTTAATAACATAGGACAACCTGTATGATAATGCCAAAATTCTAATAACTCTCTAATACCTGATCCGTCTTTAGGTACAGTCTGTACTCTACTTGTATTATCATGGTGTACGATAGCAGGAAACTTTTCTGGATATTTACAGTTAGCAACTATTTGCATGTATCTACTATCTACCCAACATTTAGGCATATCAAAATATTCATTTGCATATTCTTCTAATATTACGGGTGCAAATGGTCTAAACTTTTGCCTACGCTTAATTTCATTTACTTTATCTTTTATTTCATTCCCTCTAGGATCAGCTAATAAACTGCGATTGCCTAATGCCCTAGGTCCAAACTCAGCACGACCTGAAGCTACACCCACTATCTTGTTTTTCTTAAGTTCATCATATAAATCTACAGTAGGATAATGCCCTTTTATGTTATGACCAAGATAAGCATTCTTCCAATTTAAATTACGCCCATAACCTAGTGCTGCTGCTCCTAAACTGCTACCTGCATCACCTGGATTAGGCATAATCCAAACTTTGTCAAAATATTTACCTAGTATTCTGTTAGCCAAACAATTTAATGCAACGCCACCACCGTATACTAAGTTATTACTATAACCTTTTTCTTTGCACAGTGTTAACGCTACTTCTAACATTTCTTCTAAAAACTTCTGCGCACTAGCTGCTATATCCATTTCATTAGCATGATGCAAGAAGCTATGGCGTTCGTCTATACCAGTATGTAAGTTTTCTTTGAATTCAAAATTGTTTTTATCGTATACAAATGATTCAAACATTTGTTCGGTGTATGTAGGGTTGCCATAAGCAGCCATACCCATCATAATGTATTCTTCATCCATCGGATGTAAACCTACATGTTGTGTCATAGCACTGTAGAATAAGCCTAAGCTATTTGGATATTTTTTTGTATACAGATTTTTATATATAGCTTTACCATTACGGTCATAATCTGCATCCCAAATTGATATTGTGTCAAATTCTCCGATAGCATCTATTATTAATACCGTAGCATTATTGAACGGACTTGTTTGAAAACCTGCTGCTGCATGGCTTAAATGATGATTGTGATAGTGTAACTTTTTCTTACCTAATCTTTTTTGAACTTCTTTACCTATTAATCTTGTTTTACTAAAAACAGAGAAATCTAGTGGTTCACCTGATCGCAATGACCTTAAGAATCGTAAATAAGGTCTTTCGTAATAATGTAAATCATGCCCTGAGGAAGAATGTTTTAGTACGTCCGTAATTAAATGAACGTTTAAGTTTGGGTCATTTTTAATTTTGCTATATCTTTCGCTGTGACCAGCGAAAAGAATATTACCACGGTCGTCTATTAAACTGACCGCTGCATCATGAAATCCGTTGCTTATGCCTATAAAATTCATTTGTAAATAAATGGATCACGTTTTCTTGCTTCTCTTAATTTTTTTCTGTGTAATAATTCTCTGCGAATTTTATTTAAAATCATTCTAATAAAATACATAATTTTACCTTAGATGCTCAACTTTCCAGTCTTGATATGGCAATAACCCTGCATTGACATAATCCATATATTGTTGAATAGTGTTAACAGGTTTTAATAAATTTTTCTTAAATTTATCCATACTTATATGATCTACTTTTTTAGTTTTTACTGCTTCTACTAACATGTTAGACAAAATTTCAAGATTCGGAATACTCATATGATTATCCCTTAAATCAATTTGTGTTTTCTTTATCCAATTATAGTAAGCAGTTTCTGGTTTATCTGAAATTAATTCTTCATTGCATATTGTAAGCAATTCAATGTTTGGTCGTAAAAAATTATCTAGTTCTTTTGCAAAAGAAACATTTACAGTGATATTACTATTCATGAGAAAGATAAACGTAACCTTAGGTAGTTTTTCTGCGATATTTCTTACTAAATGAGTCATTGCCTCATGAGTCACAGTTTCTATATACCCATCTTGATTAGCAACAAACCATTCTAAATATTTTTTATTTTCTCTGTACCATTCATGTTTTGGTAACTTATAATCTGAGACTGGATGTAAATATACCGCTGCCGTTTCAGGTCTTTCTTTTTGAAATTCTAATTTTAATCTTCCCGGAGTACTTCTGCAAAATACAACCACATCACCGTCTACAAAACGTTCATAATCTTCAAGTAAGCATTTTAAGGCATGCTCAGTACTACCCCCAGTCATTGCTTTGTTTTTAATTTTACATCCTAACTTAATTGCAAATCTACTGGGCCAATCTAAATTTTGTATGGGAGTAGAAGCAGAAGCAAAACTATCTCCATAAACATATACAGTATTCATTTCAAATCCATTTACTTATATCAACATCACTAGAACAATGACAAATAGCATTTTTAGTGCAAACTACAGGCTTAGTTGGCCATATAATATCATCTGGTTTATTGATATTGCCTATAACTCCACCTACCCCGCAATTACCAAGATTAATATCGCCATTCCAATACACAAACATTGCCTTTATACCTATATCACAAGTATAGTTGTAAAAGTTTGTCATTCCAGCATTTATGTAATCATTAGCTACTGGCATATAATGTTCTGTGCCATCATCAAAATAATATGTGTTATAATTAATTTGAGGATCTCTGATAAGTCGTTCTAGCTTTTCTTTTCTGTCTGTATACCCATTATTAGAAAAGAATTCTAATTGGTCTTTGTTATAAAGGTGCGCTTCTCTATCTTTTCCAATCCAATCAGTTATTCTTACTGGCTCAACATTTAAACTAGGTATATCTAAAATCTTTTTATATAATTCCATTGACTGATCCCAGTATTTAGGATGCATCATTACTCTAACAGTTACATTTGTAATTTTACTACTAACTGTTACTTTTTCAATGAAGTCAGGATCAGGGAATTCAGGATGATATGAGAAACAAATGTAACTCATGTAGTATGCGATTTCTTCCCAATATCTTACAGTTCTTGCTGCGTTACTAGTCATTCCTATGCTATGATTTTTTTCATAGAGCATTTGAACTAATTCTTTAAAGAAAGGACTTAAACTAGGTTCGCCACCTGTGATAGTTACATGAATTTTAGGATGTCTATCAAACAACATATGAAAGAATTTTTTAGCATTCTCCCATTCATAATGATGATTCTTACCCTCATGTAAATCGCTTGGGCAATAACTACACTTGTTTGTACAGATATTGTTTATTACCCAAGTTAAATGAAACGGTGCGTAATTAGGTTGTTCTATCCTTATTATCTTTTTCATCTATATTTTCCAGGATACATTGTACGCAAGCACTCTAGCTCAGGTATTGTATCAAATATACTTTCATCTCTTACTTGATCCACTTGATAGCTTGTTCTTAAAAACTTAATAGCATCTTTAGGATTATGAGGCTTTTTCAACTCATGTATTATTTGTGCAAAATGAGGTCCTATATCTGTTGAATACTTTTTATCGTATTCTCCGATATAACCATTGATTCTTTCAATGATAGAATCTTTAAACTCATCTGGTAAAATATGAACGTGATAATAACTAGGTTGTTCAAGTAGATTAATGAAGAAGTTTTTATACCAAAGCTTTTCTTTAATAACACCCAACTCTAGCAATTTATCAATTATCTCAGGTAGTCTGAATACGTTCATAGCACCAATAGTTAATCCAGGTCTGACTATAAGATTATCCAATTTAGTCATTGCTATAAGATTTTCTTCTACTTTAGGCCATATAGTACCGCTGCGAATTAACTCTGCTCTTGCACCTATCTCATCAATACTAGGCCAAATTTCTAACTTACCGTAATCCCATTGACTCCAGTAATCTAACACATTCTTTTTACCATATTCTAATACTGAACAGTTTGTATTATATGAAAGCTTAACGTCGAAACGTTTACCTTCAACTAACATATCAAGTATCTGCCAATGCTCAGGCATTAACAATGGTTCACCACCTGCAAAGTAAATCTTCTCTACATGTTGAACCTGATCCTGTAAGAAATCATAGTTAGTTTGTTGACCGACTGCATCAATATTCCAAACTTTTTCCTGATCAGTGTAGCCTAATTTCTTTGCATCAGGTACCCATGCTGAACTATATCTTGGCCCACAGCTACGACATTTAAAATTACACAGATTACTAAATCTAAAGTCCCAATACTTTAATTTCATTTCATTACAAGTACCATCTTTTTCTGTAATGACTGGAATCTTTTTTAATACTGATTTGAATTCACGGTTGTGATATATTCTACCACTTTCACCTGTAACTTTTTCTTTGTCGTAACACTTTCTACATATCTCAGGCTCCTCGTTGTTCATCATCTGTACACGGAGATTTTTCATATTGTCGCTGTTCCAAATCTGATCAATTGTTTGATGAGTTAGGTCGCCAGCAAAATAATTATATGTAGAAGTTAAGCAGCAAGGAACTACTTTACCGTTTGGTTCAAAGTTTAAGTGCATCCACGGGACTGCACATATTTTATTGTCTGTCTCTTTCATTAGCTTTCTGTATCTCCGTTTAGCATATTTGTACAACTGTGTGTTTAATAAAAATCTTTTAATCTTAACTTTAAGTGGAACTGACATTACCAGCCTTCAATTTTCCGTATAATGTCCATTTCTCTGACTAAGGGACCTAAATTATATTTATCGGCATTATAGTGTCGTTTGAAGAACTTCGATTGTTCTGCACTTAACGCACACATAGGTAACCCTAACTTGTCAGACAATAACTCGGCTAATTGTTTAGGTTCATTATGTTCAAATGTGTCCCATAACTTTACTAGTTCATCAAAATCTTGAACTTTGTTATAGTCCCACTCAGTTAGCATAGTCAAATATGTTCCTAATCTTGCACCATAGATAGCCCATTCACCGTTCTCAACATCCATACCCACATTCTGCCATATAGTAAGATTATTAAGATTTCTACTCGCTACACTTTCTTTAAATGAACTAATACTTGGTTTATTGCCCACTACTAGGCACATCTTTACACCTTCTCTAAATCCTGCACGCCAAGCTTGAAATGGTGTATAGTTAGGATACGTGGTTGAATAACAATCATACATGCTCCAGTATATATTGTCACTACTATCTAAACAAAAATCAACCGTCGTCGCCGCACCGCCGTCACTATTTTCGTGTGTTCGCATATTCATGACGTAAGTTTTAGTCCAACTACTCATGCCACCATTACCGTAACGTAAACCGTTAACAGCATTAATTGCTCTCCAACGATATTGTGCGATTTGATAGGTAGGGTGTTTATCAGTGAAATCTAAATCTAAATCAAAGAATGACGGATCAGGCATATTGTCACCGTCGATTAATATAAATCTTTCTGTGTCGCTTGCCTCTGCTGCTGCTTTGTGTGCGGCATCACTTCCCTTAACTCCATCTACTCTTTTAGCCCACGGAACCATGTTTTGAATTTTAACCCAAAATTCTTCTTTTTGTGGTTCATCATAACTAAGGTATATACAATCTAAATCTCTTACGCTTACAATCTCAGACATTTTTTACGTTCCAAAAATAAGTTTCACCTGTGTAGTTTTCATTAGCTATAATAGTAATATCTTCTACAGGACATTTAGTGCCAGTTGTATCTTTTGCTAGTTTAAAAATTGTGCTAGTATACTTAATTGGTTCTATTTTACCATCTACAACCTGAACATCAAATCTACCCTCAGCATATGTCATGGCATCTATGACCAAATAATCGCCCTCATGCATGTCGCAAGAATAGAACAACACTTTACCAAAAGTGTCATAATATAACTTAAATTCAGGTTCGTTCATAGGCTTGTTCAAGTTTATCAGAAAATTCTTTGTTATGATAGTGAAATGGATACTTTTGATAAATTGTATTAATTCTTAAACATTCTGGTAGAATTTCATAAACTAATTCGTCAGTCCAATCTTCTGTTAATAATCCATTAATATCTTTTTTCATATGAACCATTGACATATCTGTAAAGAAAGGCATCGTAGTGTTTTCTACTCCTAGTATATGACAAGCTATTGCATATACCCAATCTGTTGTAGCCCTTTCTTTCATATCACATTTAAGTATTGTTTTATATTCTTCCCAGTTATTAAAAATTTCTTTAATTAATTCAAAGAATTGTTTAGCGAACTCTGATTTTTTAAAGTATGTTATAGCATTGTAAGTATCAGGTAATTTGTTATCGTATATAAACTTTCTATAAGACTTTACCTCACTAATATCACCGGTAAAATCTCGTATGTGAGTAGAAACTACGACATCCTTATGTTTCAATATATCCCACCAATAATCAATTGATCTTGTTAAACACATATCAGCTTCAAGCTTAATTGTGTAATCGTATGGGCTAGCTTCATAAACTTGCCAATCATTGATTAGTTTCCAAAAACTATTTGGTGCTAAATCACCATAAGGTAGTGGAATTATATTATCAAAAATACTGTCTGTGCAGTCATTACTGGTAATCAAACTAACACTTGCATTTGGCATAAAGTTTTTAATACTCTTTGCTAAAACTCTAGCACATTTTATATAATCTACATTAGCTGTATTTTGGGCGAGTATAACGTAACCACACTTCATACAACCTCCAAAAAGTTTTTCTTACTAAGCATATGAAGGTCTGTATCTTTTACCTCTAGATATGTAGTTTTTTCTGGTTCAAAAGGATCAGACATTGTTTTTAAAACCGACACGAATTCTGTGTTAAATTGCTTATCCGATTTACTAAAAAGTTGTAATTCATTTGACACATGTAGTAAGTCCCATGGAATAAAATTAGATTTATCTCGAATATGACCATTTAAAGTTCTTGCTGCAATAGTCAATGCATAATCATTTCTATATTGTGTAGAAAAACAATTGTGTAGAGTCACATAATGCGTGTAATTATCTTGCACCATTTTAATAAAATCAAATAAAAGGTTACTTCTATGTGTCTTTTTAAATACAATTACCGTTGCCCAATAAGTTAAGAATGTGTTAGTTCCTATTAAATCGGAACCAGCTTCTTTAAACATTAAATATTTGGCATTTTGATGGAAACAAAAATCTTCACAATAATCAAACGCTGATAATAACTTATCCGAGTTTACTAAATAATCCGTATCTAATAACAATGTTTCATCATATGGACTAAACTGATAGGCTTGATATCTTCCTTTGTTAATCCAAATTTTCTCATCTCTAAAATTACTTAAGTCGCCGGCTACGTTAATTACTTTATCAAACTGATAATTGTTGTTTGGTGTTGTTTTATCCGTAACTATAGTGACAGGTAAATTTAAAAAATGATTAATTCTTTTAGCAGTTTTGACTGCCATTGTGTAATAATCAATAGCATCATTGTTAAAAGCAAAGAGTAATGCACCGCGCTTCATCTTTGCTTTCTTAATTTAGACCATTCTTCATGCCACTCAGTCATAACATCATTGTATGTTTGATGAGCCTTTATACTAAGTAATTCTGTTTCTACTTTAATTGGATTTTCATGTAAGTCTAAAATGACTATTTCATCAGTAGTAACAGAGCCAAGAAAACTTAAAAATTCTGGTGTGGCTTTCCACAAACCACCTTGGTCTGCAAAAATTAATTTGCTCTGATATTTGTCTTTGAGATAGTCTTTTGCTGCGTTGTGATTAAATTTGGCTTTTGCTTCTTTTAAGAATGAATTGGTGTCCATTATATACTCCTGAGAGTATTTATAATGAACACCTTTTACCAAATTTTATTAAGTGATGATTGTATCTGTGTTGGTATTTGGGAACGCTCTGTTGATGCCAGAACTACCTGACCAGATGAGTCTAACAGCTCCATGTCCACCATTACATCCTGGAGTTGTCTTAGCATCATTACTTTGTCCACCGCCACCTCCGCCTGGGAAGCCGCCTGTGTTACTTGCACCACCTACTGTGAACAATGGGGAACCGTTGCTGCCATTACTTCCACCTTGACCTGATAAACTTCCTGAATTACCTGAACCTAATAATCCTGTACCGCCACCTGATCCTGAAGATCCAGCTGATCCATTTGATCTATCGTGCGCACCACCTGCTGATCCGCCACCTAAACCGCCTGTAAATGATCCACTGTTTTGACTTCCGCCGCGGCCACCGGTGCCAGAATATCCACCTGCACCACCACCGCCACCAGGATAATCGCTATTACTTGAGCCACCATCACCACCGCGGCCACCGCCGTCACCTGCAAATGAACCACCAATCCCGCCTGCGTAACTTGTATTTGTGTTACTTGCTGTGCCTATACCCGCGGTTCCACCGAAGCCTGCAACAGTGCTTGAGTTAATAAAATAACTGTCACCACCATTAGTACCTTGTCCACCTGCTGCTGCACTAACACCAACACCACCTGCACCAACTACAACAGTGTAGTTATTTCCTGGTACTATAGGTATATTATTCTTCCAGCCGAGACCGCCACCGCCGCCACCGCCACCTGCCCAATAAGCTGCGCCGCCAGCGCCACCGCCGCCAACTGCGACAGCATGTACACTTGTAACACCAATTGGTGCTCTCCATGTATAGACACCCGGATTAGTAAATAATGCTTCACCTGCACCGCCTGGCAATGTTGTTACTGTGCTTCCAGTAGTGTATCCTTGATAGTTAGGACTGTTAACTGCCAATACGTTACCTATAATTAATGGATTGCCCCATGTATTTGCGATATACGCGGTACTTGGTGGCCTTAATGATACTGTCACTGCGCTACCGCTACTTACCATTGATCTGCCGTAACTCAAATAATGTCCATCAGGTACTTGATCAAATTTCGTAACAATGGTGATTACATTACCTACGTCACCATTACTACCTCTTGTGCCATTTGTTTTTACGTTTACGCTTATAAAACTCTGTAGATATTTGTAATTACCTTGCGCTGCCTTTTGCTTAAACACTTCACGATATGTTGTATTAAGATTATAATACCCCATTGATGCAGTTAGTGTAGTAGGTGCGCCAGAGCCGCCTATTCTCGTTACGCCTGAATAGTCTACACCTGCTATTTTTGTAGTACCGCTAACTGGACTACTGATTACTACAGTTCCACAATCTCTGGTTAAGTTATTCCATAATGTATTGATACCAGTACCACTCGGGTGTGTGAAGTTGATAGCGATTTGTCCGCCTGCATTAAAGAAATGTCTTGCAGCGTCTCCGGAATCGAAGGTGATTGTATGACTAAAGAATACGTGATTATTCCATTGTTCTTGTTTTACTACGGTAGCTGAGATTGTTGCTCCCTGAGCAGCGCAATTATTTCTATTATTATAGATTGAGGTTAATGCAGTTTCAAACGCTGAAGTAACGCTATCGTTATCTTCCGCTTCAATAATTTCAGATTCATTTATAGAGATAGTAGGAACAATAGTATTTTGATGCCTAGAAACACTATTAATGCCAGATATCAAATTATTCCAATTACCCCAAGATACAACTGCGTCTGTAGCTACTAGTGGAAGGGGTATCTGACCATATCCTGATCTTCCACTTCCCATACCATATACGGTATTGAATCTATTCGGGGCTGCACTGGGATCAGTGCCTACGTAATTATTATAGTCACTTGCTTGTATTAATCCGCCCGCAATGTAAGCCATTTTACAATTCCTTATTTAATTACAACAATGGCTTCAACCGTGCCTGAACCATTCGTAGTTTTGTTAGCAAGACTTCTTCCAATAGTATTGAATGCGTTTGCTTCGCCTGGTTTAGCTGCTCTTGCATAACCCTTGCCTGCACTTACTAAACGATCACCTTTTTTAACTTTACCATTAACTTTAACTTGAACTCTACCGCTAATAGCTACAGGAGGATGAGTATTATCTTCACCTGCACCAGTATTCATCAAGTAAGCGGCAGTGTTACTTACAACTCCGAACACGCTCTCACTTAACTCATCTCTAACAGCAGTAATTTCTTTTTCACCACCCAACTCAACAACTGTACCTGCATCATATAAGTCGTCTGCTTCAAATCTTTCTGCTAAGTCAGCATATGTTGCCTGTAATCTTGCGCCGGCTGCTAGTGTCCATATACCTGCGATAACACCGCCGCCGTCTAATCTTGTTGTAGTAACTCTTGTTGGAGCAATGTTTCCTGTAAATCTTGAAACACCATTAGCGCCAGTTAAGAAAGCAGATACGTTACTGTTAGTGTATGTACCAGCTGGATTAAATGTGACACCGTTTGCATACATGTAGTTGTCGCACTTGATACCGTTAACACTGTTGGCTGAGAAAGCTAAGTTACCTGAGTTAACTACTACTGCGTTACCATTTGTTTGACCATATACTGTCCAAATACCAGTTAGTGTGCCTGAAGTTGTGTTATTTCCTGATGTAATTTGTTGAGTGACTACATTAGCTAAAGTAGCTGTTTGTATTGTGCCACGCAATGCGTATAAATCACCAGTTACATTGGCATTCAAAGTAGTAATTGTGTTTCCTACTTGTAAATCAGTTAATGCTTGAATATTATTTGCTACTAAATTGCCTGTAACTGCAACGTTTCCAAATGTAGTTGTTCCAGATTCGCCTGTAGCAGCGAGTTCTAACCAGGAATTAGCGGTTACTGTGTTGTCTGCTGGGCAAACATTTAACGTGCCTCTAGTGGTGTTAAACCAAAGTTGGCCTCTTAGTGGATTAGCAGGTGGACTAGCACTCGCAAAATTCTCTAGTATACGAACAAAGTTAGTATCAATTGTCTGTCCATATCCTGCGTAACTACGTCCGGGAAGTCCTAAAGACGTACTTGTAGTGTTGATAGTACCGTCCTGAATAGTAGTTAACGTACTTCCATCACTTCTAATAATCGTATAAGCCATTGTTTTACTCCGCTATTTTGTATATTTATCTTAAATTGTCACTACATTGGTCAAGCTTTGGATTCTGACCGTGTAATCAATCTGTATTTGTCTGTTTAAGCTTTTCTGCACAGGGTGAAAAACCACGTGCGTAAGCAGTCTTGTTTGCTCATTTCCTGCTACATCAGTCCCGTATCCAGCTAAAATGCCCATCTCATCAAAGGTATATAAACTATCCACTTGAGTTCCGTTGTCAAACGCTGTCTGCCCAGCTGGTTCACCGAAATCTAATAAGCATTGTATTAGAATGTCTGTGTAGACCTTACCTGGGCTATGAGAAACTAGCATTTTGTTTCTAGCAGGATCTACGTTAAGTATGCTGGTGTCGTCTACAATTTTGCTATATGTCTGATTGTATAGGCTAGCATTTTGTCCTACTGTATTTGGTGGCAAATATGTGATTATTCCAGTGTCATCGACACTAGAACCACCGTTTCCAAAAGCCATTCTGTACATTGAGCCATACCCTCTATTACTTAATGTGTCGGCTATCGCTTCAGATATGTTTTCGTAGTGTATAGCATTCTTCTTGTCAACTAACACCTCTCCTGTGTTGGGGTCGGAAATTTTAATAAATCCCTCAATTTTTAGTGTATGTATTAATGACATTAATCGTCACCCCTTTGCTGTACCAAGACTTCTTTAGTGTTAGGATCAAAGATTTTGAAAGCTGAACTGAAGTAAAACCCGGATGTTTCGTTGGGCCTGTCTTCTTTTTGTTGGGTTTGGTTCAAATCTTTAGTATTTTCGTTCATAATAATTTATTTATCATTTATTTTGTACCCTGTTGCAGGAACTTAGCTGGGGCAGAATCGCTTATTTGTAATGGATCTCCTGCTGTGTCGTTATAAATTTCACTATTCCAGCTTCTATTATAATAGAAATTAAACAACGTGTTACTTGGAGTAATTCCCACCACCGAAGAATATTTTAGGTGCATCTTGTTTATAGCAGTGCCCTGAATACCTCGTTTTAAGTTGCTTATGGTATTGTTTTGATAGTCAACTTTTGAGTATCTTATCTTTTCTCCGTTAACGTTTATAGTGTCACCTAATCTCATAACAACATTGATTTGATCGCCCTCAGAAACTCCGTTTCTAAAGACAAGATAAGCTACACTATTATTTGTTAATAGAGTAAAATCACTAGAATTTAATTTAGAAAGAGTGGTTTCATTATAAACTTCGGTTTCTTTGATTGTTTCTAGGTCATATATAATTCTGACCAATAATCTGTCACTATCGGCTACTACAATATATGTATCTTCTACAATATCAATTAGCTTAGAAACGTCTTTTACATGAATAACGTCTTGTAGTGGTTCTAAGTTTTCTGTCAACCAGGTTCTATTACTAGAATTTGCTCTGTAAATAAATTGATCTCCGTTTTTATCAACTTCATTCACATAAATCATTTCATTTGGTGTTGCGCTGGATACCATACTTGTAATCATTATAACGTCATCTGGTTTAATATCAGCCAAAATGCTTAAATAATTACCGTCATTTAATCTAAGTCCGTCGCTGCCCAATCTTATTCCATTAACTGAAACGTTTAATCTAGTTTTATCACTAATATCGATGGTTTGAGGTATTACATGTGTATCTTCATACTTCCACACGAATCCACCTCCGACATATTCTGACAAGAACCTACTAGTAACTGGTCTACTTAAAGAATCATTAAACCACAATGTGATTGGGTACACATCTTTAGTGTAAGACGTTTCCGTACCTTCATCATCGTATTCAGTAAATGTTTCACTAAATTTCGTTTCTAACTTCATGTAATACGTATTATTGTTTAATTGGTTAGTACCAGAAATACCATCTATCTGAATTAAATCACCTGTAGTTAATCCAGGATCTTCGTCTGTTTCTGTTGTTATATACAAATATACCACATCCTTGTCAATCGCAACAGCTAATAACGGAGTAACTCTCAATGTAGAAATGCTTTCTTGTAAGAAATACTGCTCTCTAGTGTCATTAAATGTAGTGATACTTATTATATCGCCCTCGTTCAACGTTGGGATAATTGCCAAAGTAGACACAGGTCCTATTGTAATAGTGTAGTCAGTGATGGGTAGTTCTAATCCATTGACTCTAACAATCCTAGGAATATAATCATTTTCATTTTCTATTAATTGATAATCTAACGCTAGACCAGTTTGACCTGTACTGTCAAATTCAAAAACTTGTGTTTCTGGCAATGAATAACCATAATTTTGTACCGTGCTACCAAATAATACAAAACTTATGAAATTAACGGTTGTATCATAAACTCTATCAAATAACAGCTTTGTTCTGCCGTTATCAGTAGAAGCTATTACATAATCATTAGTAAATGTTTTCTTTTCTCCGTTTATGTAAACTGCAGGATCAGCAGTCAATAATTCTTCATATTTTATATTGAATACGATTTGGCTATGTCCTGTGGATTCATCTATAGTAACTGGTATATCATCTGACGTTGCTCTTACTAATTGATTACCATTACCGAATTCATAAACTTCAACTAAAATAATTTCTGTTTCTCTAATCTCTTTGTTTAGTGTGATTTTCTTTTGAATCCAATCAACTGAATATGTGTATTCATTATTGTCAGTTGGTGTAACGTTTGGATGAATCATTTTACTAAGGTTAGATAACGGATCCATTATAGATAATGCTAATTGTGCTGGTGCTTGTGAGAAATTAGAGAAATCAATTTCTACACCATTAGGGGATACTTTGTTACCTATAACTTTATATCCATTATGTTGATATACTTCAGGATTCCATGTACTGCCTGATCTTGTAATTACTGTCATTGAGAATTGATCAGTAATAGCTCCTGGAACCATTTCTTCAGGACCATATCCAGAAGTGAAAGGATCACCTTTAACTTCATAGAATGTATTTGCACCGCCTATTGCAGATACATTTTGCCATACTAATCCTTCCCAACTGCGTAGAATTGTAGCATTGTTACCTACTGCTAAGAAATGTTGTCCATCGTGTGTAACACTATTAAGATTCTGATTCGTTCCTGAGGTAATCTTAGACCATGACATACCATCATAACTAACTAAGATTAATCCATTCTGTCCTACAAACACAAACGTATTAGCAGCATAACAACCAGCTAAAATGTTATCTGTTATAGTATCACCTTCTATTGTTCCTGCAAATATATTCTGCATGTTCGTAGAATACAATACTGTTCCGTTATCGCCACCTAAAACAATCATTTCAGGTCCACCTACTACTGTGTTCAATCCATTATTAGTTGGGTGTGGATATATTGGTGTCCATGCTCTACCATTTTCACTTAATAATACTCTGCCAATAGTTGTTACTTGCGCTGATACTTCTTCAGTTGGATCTTCAATAACATCTAATCCATATCCAACTGCAATAAAGCCAGCATAGAATTCACTGTTAATGTAGTCGATATAATTTGCTCTTGCTTCTGTTCTACTTTGGAAGCTATAAACGCTGTCCCAAGCATATGCGTCTGTACTTGCTACAAGTTGATCACCTGCTGCCACATAAAAATCATTATGGCTAGCTACATTATAAAGCCCGCCGCTGGGAGCAGTTAATGATGAGCTATCCCATGCTTCACCGGGCTCGTCAAAGTCAACTTTATCATAAGGTGTGTAACTACCTAAACCTAACCATGACAACCCGTCGTAACTTATAAAGACAGGATTGCTAGGCTTTCTAGTTGTTAATACATAATGTGTTCCAGAATGTATCACGTCGGAAACTTCTAGTACATCAGCACTTATTCTCTTAATTTGCCAAGTAATACCTTCATCGTAACTCAACAATATCATAGAATAATCTCTACCGTCTGCTACAGCAAGATACTTTTCATTATCCCATAATACGGATCTAATCTTTATATCTTTTGGATAGAATGGTTGATCTTTTAGTTGTGTATCTAAAGTATAATTTTCATCAAACTTATTTGAATAATATGTATTATTAGGGTAATCGACACCTGTTAATAATAATGGTAAGTTTTTACCTGGCATGTTAGTAGTGGGCTGATAAAAACCCACGATTCTGTCTAATGCATTTAATTCTTCTTTGTTACTATCTAAAACTTGCCATTTGTCAAAATCAAACTCTGTGTCATTGTTACTAACCAAGCACTTGTACAGTCTGTTGTTTAAGCTTACTATACTACTTGTAGTACGTGAGTATCCTGAAGTTAATTGAACAGGCTCAGGTAAGTACATATAGCTGTTATTATCAAATGGGAACGGGTTATCTTCTAATCTGACGTAACCTGCAGGATTAAACTCATTTAAATAAACAAATGCAGAGGCGTTTATAAAGATGTTGCCATTTGCTGTAGCTGTAAATGGTTCAGTACCTGCTAATTCATTTGCGGTGTCGGCTCCGATTACGGTCCAGTCTATTAATCCAACTGTTTTTACATAATAACTCTTATCTTTTACGATACTTCTTGCACTGACAGTTGTTGGCTCAACATCAGCTATTGCTCTATAGTATTTTCCATTAGCTAAAACAATGTCACCACGTTTGTAACTCTTGTTGCCTTTCCAAACTTGACTAGCAATTACAGGTCTAACCATTGGGGCATCATGATAAACTTTTAGCTGAGTTTGATTTATAGGTTTCACATAGTATTGCTTAAAGGCACCTACTGCCAACCCAGACAATTCATATAATTCCATTTTGTTAGCCTGTGTATAGACTACCTTAATTGTTGCATCATTTGCTCCGCTAACACCACCTAAATAAACACCGTCTACAGTAATTTTATCACCTACATTGTAGATTGTGCCTTTGTTAAACACTTCTACAAAATACTCATTGTATACTTTGTTGAAAACAAAGTTAGGTCTGTAGAATTTGATTAGAGCATGGCCCTCTTCTATTGCTTTGCCTGGAGTAGATCCAAAATTAGATGGTGATAAATCTTCAATCCAAATTCTGTTTCCTACCTGATAAATAATTCCCTCGGTCTGAGCAATTAAATCCCATCTCGTATCTCCTAACTCGGCAATCACATACCATTTGTCGTACTCTAAGTTATTAGGTGCTAAAAATGCTGTGACAACTCCGGTGCCCATCCCTCTTACTACAGGCTTGATTGAATCTCCTACGTTATATGTTAAGCCTGTTGTCCCTGCCATAAAGTTCCAATTAGTATCGCCTAAAGATAAAATTTTGTATTGGTTACCTATAATTATATCTTTAACTTTAACATGCTGAGGGTACATGTATGTAGGTGGAACTACGTAGAAATACAAAGGTAGACCTTTTAATTGTCCTGGTGATAAACTAGAACCGGTATAATCAATTGATACTGCAACTTCATTTGTGCCTTCTTCAAGTGTTACTTCTTGTATATCAAACACACGATGCTGTACACTTGATAGTGTTGAACCTGAAGCTGATATTGAGGAAGTACTTGACTCATCTCCTGAGGGAGAGAATTCGCTAGCATAAAATTCACCTGATTTCCATTCCGTAACTTTACTTACGTAGCTTGTTCTGTCAAACTTAAGTTTAGTAGAAATCTCTCTGGTTGGTGTGTTACTTGCAACTGCAACTGCTCTAGCTGTTAACTCTAGTTTATTATCAGTAGAAGAACCAGTGTCTATTAAGTCAATTCTATGGTTGTCTAGCTGTGCATTAACTGCTGTGCTATATAAAGCGATTATAGATTTAGCTCCAAACACTTCATCTTTCCAAAGTACTCTTACGTGATAATATTTTTTATTTGCAAGACCCTTAATTGGGTTACCTTCACCATGCACGAATCTTACTACGTCGCCTGTGTTTAAATCCACACTATCAATATTAATTGAGTTAACTAAAAAGTTTACAACAGAACTATTGAACTTAAATGTTTTTGAAGCTTGGATAATTATTTCAGGTGTTGCTGCGTAACCAGCACCTGAATCTACAACTTTCACACCTACTACTTTATCGTCTGCCATAATAGGTTCAAGAACCGCTTCACGTAATGGAGCAGGATATCTAGTTGTGTCAATATATGCTATAACAGTCGGTACATCAATGTAGTTTCTACCTGTATTAAGGACTACGACCTCAGGCAAATCTATAATAACTTTGCTATTTGGATTATGATCAGACGCCACACTGCCTCGTAAACCCCTGCTTACGAATGTGAGTTTTCCTGCATCTCTATCAACACCTGCGTAGCCAATATATTCATTATTAATTTTGACTACTCCGTTTACTGGTAATCCATAAGCATTATCAATATAAATTGTTTCACTAACAGGAGTAATATACTTTGTCAATGAACCTATTGTTACAGACTTTTGTCCAGTTAAAGATAATCCATAATTATCTAACCAATCAAAATAAATTGATCTGTTCCATATTGCGTCAGTTGGTCCAAATTCTCCTACTGCTGTTACAGGGAAGAAAGTTAGATTAGGAGTAATAAATTTACCTAAATTAAAATCATATTGCGCCGGTAAATCAAAATCTGTAAGTTGACCATCATATGTATCATTTACTGTATACTTTATTGCAAACTCTTTCATAACAACATGATAAGGCTTAATCTCTTTGAGATATCCTTGCAAGAAATCTTGATTATCTGAACGATAATTCAAGTCGGCTTTCAACTCACGTAGTGTATTAGTTACATCTACTAAACTTGTTTTGTTTAACCATGTTAGGTAACAATTTGTTGATGTAGCTTCACTTATAATGTACTCAAATAGGGTAATTAAACTCTTATTTCTATGAATCAACAATTCGTTTGTAAATATTTCTTCAGTCACGGACCTTACAATATATCTTGTTTCTGTGTGAGGGAAAACGTCAAAACTATCTGTATCATAGAATGTATTTCCGAATCCCAATCCAAGTATCTCATAGTTCCATAATGATTCTTTTATTTGAATGGTGCCCTGCTCAAGACCAACTCGTACCCAATCACCATTAGTATAAAGATATACCTCACGTTTGCCATCACTGTTGGTTGTTACACCAGCTAACATGTTTTCAAATGGATTCAATGTGGCTAAATCATAATACTTTAACACTTCAACATCAGGCTTTGTATTATTATTGTAGCCGTCTGCCCACCAATATACATGCTCCCAATAATCAGGTGTGTTGAAAAACTCTCCGCTAGTTGTTAAAAAGCCCGGAGCTCCTTTTGGTACTGACTCTTTGTTAGATTCTCCGATAAAGCTTGGTGTTAAAATTTCTGATATAGGATGCTTGATTAAAACACTGTTTACATACTTGCAGTAATTCTCAAGTGCCTTTAATCTATTACTAAAGAAACTTTGTCTTGGTCTTACTTTAATTCCTTGCTGTAATAGCTTTGGAAGATGTATGTCAGGGACTAAATTACCTCTCTCGTCTATACCAGATAAGCTATCAAGTAGTTTATCATATAAACTCTCTGGCATTTCAAATGCAGTATACGCACTAGGTACTCCTGGTAAGAAATCATTAGGATTACCATCTTTGATTAATTTAAATTCATTATAAGAATCATCTTTTTTGATTTTATCTGTGAATCCAATATGCAATCCCGTAGACTTACCTTTAATAGAATCTATAGCATTAAATAACCCATACACATTGTTTTGTAGTGCGGCAAAATAACCTATACCTGAACTTTGTGGATCAGTAATATATTGTTCTAATATTGAATCAGGTAATGTTTTATCGCTACTCAAAATATTTGTACTACGTACCCAATAATAATATTTGTTTGTCAATGCACCCGAGTTGTCAACATTATACAATGAAGTATAATATTCTATATTATATGGGGTACCTGGTCCTTGATAATTTACAGGCAACACATTGCTTTCTATCCACGTGTAAATTGTGACTGTACTGCCAGGGAATATTTTACCCCAGTTCTGTGCATTATAAAGTACATCTTCTTGATGGTAATTTAAAAACTTTGTTGTCGAAGTGTCAAACCATATTTTACCTACAAATGCATCTCCCCAAACTAAATTACCAGTTGTTAATTGAGAGTTATATCCTGCAGGATCTTGACTACTGATATAATCAATATTTTCAGTTACGATTCCTAACAATTTACCTTGTAGAGGGTCTATATAATCCAAAGACTCAATTCTTTCATTGTTTTCGGCATTGAATATTTGAATGTTTTGTAATCTATTAACATCAATAACATCATTAGATTTTCTAAGCACATGCCAGTTTCTTAAGTTTTGTTTGTTTTCATAAAATACTATTCTACCATTATCAACACCTGGTTTATAATCAGGACATCCAATGATTAGATTATAATCTTTAAATTCAATAACCTTACCGTAATGCGGGTTAGCACCAATATCTAATGTTGTATCATTTGCAGCCTGTGAGTAAACAAATTTACCTAATTTGTCTGCGCTTTCATTATGATTAGCCAAATAGTCATAGATATAAACTGAGCCGGCTGACCCCAATTCATCAACAAATTTCGTATAGTTGTTGTCAAATATAGTGTCATTAGTTGTGTCTAGATCATCTGTAAAATCGAACGTGGTTAATGATTTTCTTGTACTAGTTGGTGCTCCAACAGCAAAAGAATTATATTCATTAAACTTGATTGAGAAACCAAATTGTGATGCACCCTCTACGTTCTCAGGATCAGAGATTCTTTGACTTTCTTGATATTCAAGTATACCAATTTGTTGTAGTGTTGTAGAATTTAGTGCTTGAATTGTTAATTTTTCTTCTATAGGACCTAAGTTAGGGTCAACTAATCCTATAACAAGTTTATTATCTACTACTCTTGCATAAACATTAGTTATGTTAGCATCATTAATAGCATTTACTGCACCTAGTAGATTAGTGGGTAATGTAACTTGATATCCGTTTATTAATATTTTACTTGAGCTAGCAAGTGAATAGTTATTAGTAGCCTGTATTATTCCGTATTTTTTACCATAGTTAGTATAGCGTACTACTAAGCCTTCTAAATTATTTTCACTTACAAAGAATGGTGCACCAACTAGTAATTCAGATCCATGTCTATTTGTGTCTAATGCATGACCAAAAGCGTTACCAGGACGAATTTCTGCTAGATTAGTTAATTGAAATTCTTGTGTCTTGAATAAATCAGGATATGATATTTCAATTACGTCTCCCGCTTTAAGATCATACAAGAATTGTAGTCCAGCTACTGTAATTTGATATTTTGTATTTTCAATCAGCTTACCATTAACAAAAACATCTAGATAATGATCTGTTGTTGGAGCCGAAACTGATAGATTATAATAAACCTCGGTATCCTCAACATAATCACGCTTAACATCAATCTTTTCAATAACTCTGTTTAAAACAGCAGCCATACCCACGTTTACTATTTGATTGGGTGATGTACCATAATTCTTTAATGGCGCGCCGATAAACAATTTACTACCGTTGTAGTTTGTAGAAAGAGTAATCTTAGAAAAGTCCTGTAAGTCTCCGCCTAAGTTATAAGTTTTCACAAACTCATAGGTTTGAGCAGCAGTCTTTTTATATGTTCTTACAAAATTACCTGATACTGTGTGAGAAGATGCATATAGCCAATTAGCATCACCCGATAATGCAATTGAATCTCCTACTCGCTGAGAATTAATTGTTATTGCAGGTTTTTCAACATAATTACCTGTTCGTGTTCGTTTAATTTGATATACATAAATTGTGCTATTTGTTCCTGGTTTAGTCACAATCATAGTATCCTGAGCGATAGCTATTTGTGTACCGAATCCGGCTCCAATGGTCACGCCTAAAAATTTATCTATAACTTCATTGGCTCTGTATTTTGATTTTTCAAAATCATCTGGTTGATATCTATAAATTTTACCTTGTGCTGCGTCGGATACAAAATATCCCAATTTAGAGTGATGCGCTATTGCTGATCCAAATGTTCCTGTACTATTTGGTTTTACAATGTCTTGCTTTATATAATTTATATTTTTTTGATAAACTGCCCAAGTACCATCGGTATCTTCATCTACCCAAACTTTTGCTTTACTAAAGCCACTGTTAATTAACTGTAAATTGTTAATGCTGCTTGGGGTAGATACACGTTGATTTTGAAACTTAGCAACAATACCTTCACCTACAATACTTAACACATTGTTAGGCAAAGTAACTTCAATTACAATAGTATCTAAGGTTGTAACGTTTTTAACTTCATAGTAACCATCAACTCTATAATCAAATTTCAATAAAATGAAATGATTACCTAAAACTAAGTTGTGTTGATTTTCAAACCTTAATGTGATTGTTCCGTCTAGATTATTGACAGCTTCAACTACTTTTACTGTAGAATTCTTTTCGCTAATTGAAATTGCAGTGTTTACTAACCAGTCATCTTTTTCATCTGCAACCCAAATATAATCATCCATATTAACATCATTTGCTGTTATTGGATTATTTTTTAATGACGATATACTGTATCCTGTAACTCTTACATCATCAAAATGCACATAGCCTGCCGATGGTAACTTCTCAATATAATTTGCTTTTATGACAGGTGCGATTTTGTTCTCACTGAATGGTCTTCCATAATTTATGACAGAATTTAAAGGTATTGACTGCATTACGTTAGGTATAATCATTTTGTCAACGATTCCAACGATTGCAGGATTACCTGTTAATTTTGTCTCATCAAATATAAATTCTACAAAGTTTTCATTTTCAACGCCGCCAAATTCGCTAACTTTTAAAGCCCAGTTTTCGTAAACATCATAGCTTATTTTACCGGTAGTAAGTGTGATATTTTGAACTGCATCTGCTATTAATCTTGTGCCTTTTTCAGAAATAATGTTCTTATAAACATTAACTTGTGAGATATCATCTAAGTTACTTGCATTTAAATAATCTCTTGGTCTATAACCAATTAAACCAAACGCTAATAAGTTGGCATCACTTTCTAAATTAGTATTTGTAGTGTCGTAATATAGTTCACTTTCCAAACTGCGATTACTTGCGTTAGGTAATAAACCTTTTTGAATTTTTTCGTAATCTGTTTTAATCCACTTGGTTTGATTAAAGGTTGCTTCGGCAGCTATTCTATCCGCTGCCATCCAATAACTGTTTTTATAGTAAACTATTTCACCCTTAATATATCTCTGATTAGATTGCCAATCTTTAATGTTATCTTGATTTAATATAAATCCGTAGGTATCAAGCGTGCCTTTCCACTCAGCAGTTTTTGTACCCTTCATTAATATTCTATGCTGTCTCAATCCTGTTATTGGATTATAGATAGTATCATTAAACTGAGTATAATTATCAAACACGATTCCATGCTCAATGGTACTCATATTAGCAGTGAAATAGGATACAGAATCTCCTGTATTAAGAGTTTGTAATGTAAATTCTGTGCCTTTTCTAGATATAACTAAATCTTTAAGTTGTATAGGAACAAGGTTTTGATTCAGTGCATAGTTTTGTTGGAATAGTGTAAGTGGTTGAACTATAGCATTTTCTTTATCAATGACTAAACCATTTGCACTTGGGTTGATATTAATTGTACTGCCTGCTTCCCATCCAGTTAAATTCCAATATATTAATTCGGCAATCATTTGCTGCCAATTAATTTCTATACCTTCTTCAATGTTCGTAAACTTCATACCCTGATCTTCAAGGTATCTGCCATAGTTAATAATAAATTCTGATAATGCTTCTAATGAAACGAACTCACTTCCATAAGGAACAATTATTTCATTTTTATAAAAGTTTTCCGAAACATATATTGTTGTTTCAAGTACAGTTATATTCTTATATCTACCATTGTAATTAGGCGTGTATTGTACGAAGTAAGACTTGTTTTGGCTATTACCGTATACTTTGAATCCTTTATTAGTCTTTTGAACAATCACGCTACTATAAATTACTCTGTCATACGGTTCATTTTCGTATAACATCAAAGCAAAGCTACCATCTGGTATTAATAATGAATTGCTTTTTGAGCCAGCAGAACTTTTTTCTAAGTAAAATTTTAGTAAATCTTTATCACTAAAACCAGCCATGCGATATACTAATCTAACATCTAAATTATTTAAAAGCTCTTTAAATGTTGCGTTTCCGTTTAGACCAAAGCTTTGAACATAATCTACAATCCAATTTATATATCCATGCTGTGCTTTTCCAGAACCATAATCTACGAAACTCGTTGTTATTCTGCTTCTGTCGTTAATTAACCACTGATTAAATTCAGCATTTTTATTGTATGCATCTAAATTTTGGGTTAGAGCAAAAAATTTAGCTGGTCTAGCTATGGCTAATATTTTAATTAAATCAAATGGATAGGTACTGCTTTTACAATATGAAAATTCTTGCGGACCATAATCACCTGCATTCCAACCTCTGTCATATGTAGGTTGGTCTGTTCCAATAGTTAGAAAATCTAATGGATTTCTTAAATTACCTCTACTATCAACTGGAATGATTTTACTTAAACCTGGTCTCTTTCTTGTTGGTATAGTATAACTGTCACCGTCATTGTAGACGACTCCATTTTCTAAATCTTCCCATAAAATCTTGTTATCGTATGTATATGGTGCTGCACCATATCGTTCGTCCCACCATGATGGTTTTGAAACGAAGCCTAACATTTCCCATGGGGATTTGTGCGGAGTTGTAGTATCATATAGATGTAGATATATACCTCTCCAATTTCCTTGCTTAAACCCTTCACCGTCTAATTTGAACTTACACTGATCAAAATTATAGGTAAATTGATTGTCTGGCAAGAAATATTGAGTTTTATAATCCACTCTGTGTTGACCTATCCAGTTTAAGAAATATGTCGTATATAAATTTTTTGTAAATTCATATGTAAAATCAGTTTTTCTAAAATAACCGGATAGAACATCATCGTTGGATACAAAAGTGTTTACATTTAACTTAACATTATTATAAACTCTGCATTCAAATTCAAATAATACTCTGTCTCTAAAATCTAATAAAGTACCTTCTTTTGATACTTTACCATATATTCTAGTATATGAGCCATCATGACCTTGTATGAAGTATGCAGGGAAAACGTATGTATCATCGTAAACCACTTTTGGTTCGAATAAAGGATATAAACCTAACTTGGTTGGAGTATTTGGTACGAAGCTACCATAAGTTTGATTATACTCTTTTATTGTAATCTTATCACCAGGTTCTAAATCTAATGTAATAATAACTTTTGGTTCGTCTTGGCTAATTGTATAATCACGATTTCTTAATAGCTGCGTTATTCGTGTCTCACTCTCTGTTTCTTTAGTTAGGTATATCAAAATTCCATCATAGCTTGCTTTACTAAAATCGTAAATCTTGCTTAATGGAAAGAAACTTGTATCTATAAATGCGTTGAATGCGTAGGTATTTGCAGCGAAAGGTGCTCTGCTAGGTATCATGTCACTCCAAAAGAATGAAGTGTTTTGATCCTTATAGCTTGCGATTTGTTGTAGTGCTAAATCTAATAAATCAGATGCACTCTCTCCGCTATATTCTACTGTTTCAATAATACTTGTAATTAATAATTTAAAATTAACATATTCATTTGCACTATAAGTTAATGAATCAAATAAATTAAAATTTTTGTTTCTTAGACATGCCGCAGCATAAATTAATGGGGCACTGTTTTGAATAATTTTATCACCATACGTGATTAAATTACCCGCATCTCTGTAATTGTTTGATCCAAAAACTTGTCCTGTCAGTTGTTGACTATTAACAAAAATAGTTTGATAGTGATTTCTTATATCACCTAAACTTAATGACGCTATCGGTGTGTTAAATGGGTTGCTGCTTAAGTTAATAGGGATAGTATAGTATGCCCCCTCACCCAATGGTCCCTCACTGTGTATAAGTACCTCAACAGGGGACTCAGTTACAGGAGGATTTAGTAGTGTAACAATTGTTTCTTTATCAGTTTTAGTAACTGTGTACTGATCACTGGTTAATATATTTTCATTTACACTGACCTTAATGACTGGCCATGGGCTATCGTTCTGATCTATAGCGACTGCATTACATGTAAATGAATTTTGTCTTAGTATAGGATTATATGTAAAATTATATGCTTGATACTGAAAGCTTTCACCAACTGTTTTTACCCAACCCAATTCTCTCGTAAATTCATATCTATCCGTATAGCGATGAGGATAACCTATGCTAACTTTTTCTGTTACAGGTCCTGTCATTAAAGAATATTTGAATACATCTTCATTCAATGATATTCTAAAACTGATATCTCCAATATTGGCTACTGAACTGTATGCTAATGGAAACCCTAATACTGGGTCATTTTCGCCCACACCAGGTTTAAATTCAAACAACGTGCAACCTATAAAATTACTGCCTGGATAAAAATCTTTATCGGCTAAACTTATATTGTTTTTATCAAAAATATCAAATAATGGTGGTTGATTTACATATGTTTTTTGTTGTGCTTGATTCCAATATCCTTTATCAAAATAAAAACTCTTTCCACTGTTTGCTGTCCCAAAGTTAACATAAACTTGATCTAGGTCTTGTATGTCGCCATCTGCTGCCTTTGTAAGAACAATGGTTGGTTCTTGTGTTTCGTTTATTGATGCAAAGTTAATAATGAAAATTTTATTTCTTACATTTGGATCACTGTCGTTTGCAAAAATAACTCTACTACCTTGAATAGCTTTATACTGATTCCCATCAGGATAATATTCTGTTCTGCCAACTACCCCTATAGTTGGATTACTATTCATTACGTCAGTTGTAGTATTATCGATAAAGTCTACGTAGCCCTTACCAATGGTTCCTGAATCAAATAATTTTAGCTCAGGATAAAATTCTAAGATAGGTCTATTTGCTCTGTTTTCTCTATTATTAAGTGCGGCTAAAACTACATCACCCGAAGTGTATTCTGCTGTTGCCTTAAGAACATCTATATGAAACCAACGATTGCTGCGACTCCATGCATTTTTATTGATTGCGCTACGATTAATTGTAATATAATCTTTTTGTGCTGGCATTGAAGTTCTGCCACCGTATCTTAGTGTATCGAATCCTTCATTATCATAGATTGTGTAAATTAGTTGCCCAAATGGTTCTACAATATTTAAATCTTCTGCTTTAATTAATTTTATACTTGTCCCTACTCCTTCAACATAATAACTACCTGTTTTATATGGAGCTGGAATAATATTACCAACAAATTTAACTTTTAACCCGTTTGTAAATTGTACACCATTAGGACCTGTATAATTTTTCTTCCCTAATACATCAGTTTCAATATTAATAGCATTGTTAACTTTGGCATCTAGTAATTTAATTGTTCCTACTTTATTAGGTGTGCTTTCATCTTGATAATACAGAGTATCTAATGGGGCAGTTATAATAGGTATTTTTGCTATTTCACCTACAGGCAATCTGACAAACTCTTGACTAACGTATTTTCTCCCGTTCGTTGCTATAATCTTTTCTGCTATAGGAAGTTCACCATCTTCATCTACGCTTATTATAAAATCATTGTCTAGTTGTAAAAATCTAATTTTATAATAATTATTATTTGGAATAGTTTTTGGAGCATCATCAAACTCTTTTTCTTCTAGTGAATAGAGATCGTACGGAGTCGGTAGTTCAACTGATTGACCTGGTTTGTAATTTAAAAATATAACTCTTTTTTCACGGATTTGATTAATACCGTCAATTAATCCCTTAGGATACTTAGATAAAACTTCACTTAACTTTTTACCATGTAATTCACTTATCGGTGTATCAGAAATTAAGTCAACATAATTTTCACCAGAAAAAATCCACTCATCCTGATCAGATGCTTGTGGCACAGTGAATTCGATTATACCGGCATTTGCACCATTATTTTCAACACCATAAATTTCTCTAGATGTTACATTAGGTCTAATAGGATTTTTACCATTTATACCAGGATCAGTCTGTATCCAAAAGTTACTATTTTGATTTACTATAAACTTGTATGTGCCGCCACGAACTAATTTTAGTGTAGGATTACTTTGAGGTATTCTTTTAAAATTTTCTCTTACGGCATAAACTGATGAATCTGATATGATTGTAAAGTCGGCTTCACTGTTTACTGTTTCTGTTGTGACTGGTACCTGATCAGGACCGTCAGGTAACCAATAATACTGACTAAAATTTACAACCTTATCTAAGTCTACAAAACTATCCCAACTATAAAATTCATTTCTAAATAATAAAGAATGGTTATCAGTAATACCATTTTGTGTTTTGATAGCATCAATTAATCCAGGGTAGCTTATAAAATCTTTTGCTACAGAAGTCTCTGGTTTAGTAAAGACAACTCCGGGTTCTAATTGATAATTCTGTCTTGTTGAATTAGGTTCTTTAACATATACGGCATTGGGATCAATACCATATTCAAACTTTCTTCCAATATATCCTTCGACACGTTGTGTGTTAGGTGTCTGAACCAATTGGTCTAATGTCGCGCCTAAAAATTCTTCATTAGGCTTGGTTCTAAAAATCTCAGGAAGAAAATCTAAAGTTCTTACTTTATTAACCATTTAATTATCCGTACTTAATTAATCTGTGTAAGGGCTGAAATTACCACTACATCTGTTGCTTGTGCTGCGTTGACAAATATCTCATATGGAGCTGAACGAATTTCATACAAAGTACCAAACGTAGCATTAGGGTCGTTAGGTGTCAATACTATTGAGCTTATTAATGTACCTAACCTTCTATGTAAATACGCACTTAATTCGCTGAAGTAAAATGTATCTCCAAAATTCCAATTAGCTATATCAAAATAAGTATTAATTTCATTAATTACAGCTATTCTTATTTCACTATCACTTGCTGATGCATTACTATTTTTAATTACTTTAAATGTTGCCTGTAAATTAGATGGTGCTTTGTCACCAAATAATGGTTTAAACTTAACGCTATTTAGAACCACAGTATCGCTCAACATTTTATAATCATCAATTTTGCTATATGATTGTTTAAGTTCTACAATACTTGGCATTGACGGTTCTTTGATTGTGCCAGTTGAATCTTTAATCCAATTCTGATATCTTGTATAATAGCTGTTAGTTACCAAATATAAATCAATTATATTTGTAGTTGCTGGATTAATTCTTGTTGTGTTGCTACTATTATGTCTGTAATGAAAGTATAATCCTTGACGACCATCATAAGCTTTGTAATTAGTAACCTGTGCAAGTAATAATATATTAGCAGAGGTTGTATCTTCTATCGTTTTGAAAAATTTATTTTCACCGTATGCGTAGAACATTTGTCCTACTGGGTATTCATACTTTACTACAGCAATTTGATTTTCCGTAGGATAAGCATAGACGATGTCCTTACTTGCAACTAATTCAAACTTACTCAATAAGTTAACATCTATAATTTGTCTAGTAAACACGAACTTATCTGTGTTGTTAACTCCAACTTGATAACCTGTAATATTAGTAAAGAAGTCAGGATCTGCTAATAATCTACTGCTCGTTGGGTCAAAACTACATACTTCAACACTATAATCGTTAGGATATCCGTCTGTCTCAATAGTCTGACCAACAACTGCCAATGCAATATCTTCTGCCATTGAATAGTTGTTGTTAGGTAGTGAATTAGCCTTTAATACTTTAATCATATCATATAACAGTTTACCTGTTAATGGGTCATAGATTACTTTGGTTCTGTCGTAAGTAAATCTTGTGTCCTTTACACTACCAAAATAATATGACAATGCTTTGTTTGTGACTTCATACTTACCCTCACCCAAACTTTTAAATTTAACAAAAGCGTTCGCATTGTCAAAATTTCTAATGAACCAACGACTTACATTAGACGTAAGGCTATTGTCAAAAACCAAACTGAAACTTTGTCCGATGTTTACTCTAGCAATTGCGCTTTGTATAACATCGTTTGGTACCATATTATCAAACGCTGGTATAATTTCTTCTAATAATGCCCCATTGGGTATATGTTCGTTTAAAGTTACAGGACCTAAACCATTATACAAATCACCTTTACCACCATTATATCCATCGTCTACGACATTTAATACTGTAGTCCAAATATGTGTTTTGCTGCTAGGTGTCGCTAATCCTGCTACTAATCTACCTTCATCAAAGAAATATCCTGCAGGTGGAACAAACTTAACGTATGCACCAGTTGTGAAGTATTTTAAGTTATCACTTGTGAATACACCAACTGGAACTGGTTCATTATCTACTGTAAAATGTCCAGTTATCTTTGAACCCTTATAAGACGTTAACTTCCAAATTGGCTTTAATACAACAGGTGATCCACCTATTATTCTATTAAAAATAACTTTGTATTTAGGATAATTTGTAATATAATATTGTATCGCCCTATTACTTGATAATACTTTTAGAATTTTGTTTGTTAAAAAGGCTACTAATGTGCCTGCACCTCTTTCAACAGTGAATTCACTAAAGTCATCTTTTTCGACTTTATATAGAGCGCCATCGTGACTAAAACTACTTGTGCTACTATACTTTCCTGTAGGATCAAGTAAGTCTAAGTTTCTGCTTGTACCAATACTGCTTCTGTTTAATGCTTTACTTTTAATAATAGAGTTATACAATGTAAATGGGAAAACATTATAATCTTCCCCATTAACCATACGATTTTGTGTATAATAGCGTGTTGGTGCTTTTAGTTTAATATCTTCTAATGTTTCTCTTGATTGAGCATTTGAAATGGTTGATGTTAATGTTAACACCATAGTCATAGTTTCGTTTCTACCTAACTTACTAACATAGGTAAATGAAATTTGAACATTTTGCATTTCACTAGGATCAATCGTATATGTTAAAGCATTACTTGAACGAATAAATGCTTTGAAGTTTCCTAATGGAATTTCACCAAATACACCGTCACCAAAAGTATATGTTACTTGGTCGTTGAATCTAGATTTTACGCTAAAAAATTTTCTATCTTCGGAATTATAATTGCTGTACGCACTTGCATACACACTTTCTACTTGCTTCCACTCACTTAATTCTAATGTAGTTGGATCCACTTTAAACAACCAAGTATCAGTTTCATTTATACCCTGTATGTCGATATCGACCGCTTGGTTAGCTATCTGTTGATCCGTTGTAAAATCAAATGTTTGAAGGGTGCCCTGCTTAAAGTATATAAAGAAGCCTGTGTTTGCGCTTCCATAGCCCAAATTATCATTGCGATATATTATGTTAAATTTGCCTGCTGGGTTAGGAGTTTGTTCATAGATATATTCTTGTCCCAAACTTGTGACATTAACCGCTTCAAAGTTCATGTTGGTACTTTGAACTCTGGCAGTAAATGGTATTACTGGAACGGCTGTAGTTGGAATTTGTACCGTATATTCTTGCGTATCTATACCTAAAATAGTCTGTCTGTTGCCGGGACGACCAATTTTTTGAGTTCCACGCAATGAAGCATTGACTACTGTATTGAACTGTTCTTGCCAATTGGTATTAGCCGGATCATTCCAAATAACAGGAATACCAGCTAAGTTAAATCCATTAATATCAGATATATTTTCTGTGGTCTGTACGCTGGTAACTTTTAAATACCCTTGAGCCGGCGTATTTCTTTTAGGATTATATCCAACTAGATTAGCTAATTTAATAATACTATCTCTGCGTTCAGCAGTATCGATAAAGTTTTCTCTAGTATTTAGGTCGTTTCTAAACGCTAATGCTTGCCCCATAAAGGCAATAACGTCAAGCAAAGCGATGTATTCTGAGCTTTCTGTATAATCGTTGAAGGTTTCAGGATACTGTGTTCTAAGGTAGTCTACGAAACTCTTTCTTAATGTTTCGTAATCATAACTTTGAAAGTCTGCCTGACTAAAGGTTTGGTATACTGCTTTCCAATCGTTAGCACCAAAGATAGCGGTTTGTCTAGAACTTGTGGCCATATGTATTTCTTCTGTTTATCAATATATTTATCTATGCTGAAAACCCGCATTTTTACAGCATTATTGCGGTTGTGCTTCTCTCGTCAAATTGAATTGTTAGTATTTCTACCATATTTTGAGGTCTAATTGCTATCTCTGCTTCTACGATAATTATATTTTCTCCTGAACTTGAACTAACTTCAACTCTGTTTACTGCAACTCTAGGATCCTGTTCAATAATTCTGCGAACTTCATATTCCACCTGTGCTTGTACATCAGCAGTGTTTGGTTCGTAAATCATATTATAAATTGCTGTGCCGTATTCAGGTCTACCTGGCTTAGATCCTTGAGGGATATTAAAAGCATTCAATAAGTCTCTTTTTACTAGATCATTATCAGTAAGCCTAAATTTGTTAGACGCAGGCGCTACTGGCCTACGCAAACCCATATCCTCAGTGACCCCTGTGGGTATATTTACATCTCTAGGTTTATTTGTATGTTGCGTTGAAAATCCTACGTAGTAAGCCATAATTTTATCCTTTTAACTTATAAATTTCTGTGTTGATACTGTCTAATTTGTTTAACAGAGTTTTGTAATTTTCTTCCGCATTTTTAGCATCAGTACTATCAGGACCATATTTCTTTCGGGCTTCTAAGTAAGTTTGGTATGATTGATTCTTTTGCGGCAGATAAGCGTCACGCTCTTGTTGCAATTCTTCTAATCTTGTGATTTGATTATTTGGATCAAGAGATGATGTACCCGTAAATGAACTTGCTGATACTGGTACTCCGGATCCTAATAATGTTTTTACCTTTTCATTAATTTCAGTACGGTCGAAAGTATCTACACCTACAGCAGGCAGTCGGGCATCGTTAAGGTTAGATGTGTTTAAAGAACCAAATAGATTATTTAAATTTTTCTTTTTTTCTGCATCGGCTTCAAAATATGCTGCTGACTTAAGACTAATCTTTTTGTTCTGCATTAGTGTTTTCATTTTCTCAGGATCTAATACTGGAAAACTAAAGGATGAAAATCTTCTTTCGTTACTAAAACTGAAGTCAGTAATTTTGTTTGTTGCAAGATTTAAAGGTCCTGTTCCCAACGGGGCGTATGACTTTTTAATTTTTTCAAACAAACTATTACTAGAACCTCTATTATCATTATTTGTAGAATCGTCATCTGTTGAATCTGATAACTTGCCGGCTGCGCTTAATTTTTTATCTGCTATTATAGCTGCATAGTTACCTGAAGCATAAGTTTTAACAATAGGATCAAATCGATTATTGTTGCTTGGGTCGTTGACAAATTGAATTGTTTTGTCAGAGCCAAACTTAGCACTAGTTAATGCTAATCCTCCCAATTGATCTGAGCTTTCTTTACCTGATATAATACCTTTTCTATATAGGTCTGTCATTCCTTTTGTAATTAAAGTTTGTTCAGCTTTTATTTGAATCTTTTTATTAGACAAATATTCATTTACAGAATTTATGTTATCTTTTCCTGTGAATAACCTATTAGGCATTGCAGCAGATAATGCACTACCCGAAGAAATTAACTTTTCGGCTAATAGTCCACTTCCTGGCTTTAAATAACCTGCTCTTTCTAGTTGAGTTGGTGTGTGCCCAAACTTACCAATAACAGCAAATTTATTCCCACTAGAATCTGTTGTAATACCGTTCACTGCTCTCTTATTAAGTTCATCACTTTCGGCGTTTGTTGCTGATTGTGCTATTAGTGTTGCAGTTGTTGTTTTATCGAAAATAACTGGATTAACTTGTATTTCTTCTGATTCCGGCACCGTGTCCTTTACCGGCGGTTTTACTGGATTAGAACAGCTTGATCCAACCGAACCATTGCATGATGATACCTTACCACTACAACCAGATGATTGTTTTGCGCTAGCATTGCAACTACCTTTACAGCAAACACCTTTATTATGATCTGGCCAAGGTGTATGTGTAGGGCATCGTGTTGTTATACTTTTTAGTTTACCAGGACATGGTGTCCAACCTTTTGTTTTGTCAAACAATGTTTCAGCGTAGCAAGATGGAACGAAAGGTTTTAATGTAGCTGGTTTAAGTGATGTAGAGCCTGTATTTAAATTTACTTTAGCTCCGTTAACAAATGAGGTAGCTGCGCTAGCCATACTCGCATCACCTGCACTATCAAAACTCATTTTTTTGTCAACTTTAAGAGTATGGTCTCCTACTGTGTGTTGTTTAAATTCTGTGCCTACTCTAATGCTAGTGTCTTTGGAACTTTCTACTGTGATTTTTTCTGTAAATAAATTAACTTCTTTACCTGCATGAAAATTAATTTTTCTATCAGCATGAAAATTTAAATCACCTTGTGTTCTTATGTTAACGCTGTTGGTAGCAAACACATCAACCGTGCCTTCTTTTCCTAATTCAACGTAACTTTGTCCATTGCTATGAATTACGAAGATAGTTTGACCGTCATCACTCATTGTAATTTGATGACCTGCTGAGGTTCTAACTCTTACTAAATTATTTTTTCCATCAAAATCACCGTCATCCATAACAAGTGAATGACCACCTCTACGACCTATAATCTTTAAATCTTCATCATTTGCGTTTGGTATTTTCGCTGCTATTTCTTCATCGGTACCTTCAAATCCGCCCTTATATAAAGGTCTGCCTGGGGTGCTTATACCAAACACTCTTGAGGGACTCTCACGCATACTTGAGCTTGTGATTACTCCTCTAACTTTATCTTTTATTAAACCTTGTTCAAATAATTGTGTGGCTACTCTTTTATGCGTTGGTCTAACTGTAGCATACGGATTTCGGCTATTTGCTAAGGCTTTATTGTAGGGCTGCATTTCAACTACAGGCAGTACACTAGCACCGCCGTATGCAGTTGATTCATCAGAATCTAATACAACAAAATTCGTTGATCCAACAGCAGGAACCATGTGCGTAAGTCCTGGCGCCGGAACACATCCTATATAAAATCCAAAGTCTTTTTTACCATTTAAAAATAAACAAACTACTTCTGATTCAACATCAGGTGGTTGCGCCCAAAATCCATATGCATGTGGATTCTCTTTATATTTGCCATATTCAGAAGTTTCTTTGTCAATTGTTCCTGTAGTTCCACCAAAGAAAGGAGGTAAGAAACTAACTGGTATCCATTGGTCAGCATTGTCAGGATCAAGACCACTAAAAGCTTCAATATAAACACGAATTCTTCCTGTTCTTGCAGCGTCAATGTTGTCTTTAACTATACCTTTTACAGGATAGGGAATTTCTACTTGTCCACCAGGATTAGGTTTATACGACCCGGTAGTACCTCTTACTTTAGTTACGTCATCCATAGTTTAATACCTTAAAAATAACTTCTGCTCTTAATCCAATCCATGTCCTTAGATGATTGACTATTATCATCATCAATGGCTTGATTGGGTTTTGGGTTTGTGGGACTTCTGATGGCACCTACAATGCTAGCATTTGTTCGTTGATTAAATTGATTAGCTGCTATTATACCGGCTGGATCAGGACCTTGTCGTGCAGTTGCTACTTGCGGCATACCAGTTGGTTGTTTACCTTGATAAGTTGTTGGGGAGGCTGCTTCAGCAGACGAACGCTGTGCTTCCCCATAACTTACTGATTGTGCGTACCCGCCTGGATTAGTTGGTCCTGAATAGTAACTACTACTAGTATTATTAACAGAAGTTTGACTAGCGGTTGTATTACTTGATTTAGTTGCACTTGCACCATTATTCCATGGTGGGCTCCACAATATTAAATTTAAATCTTGTGTAAATCTGCCTCTACTAAAAGTTGATGTTACATCTACCACCATATAAGAAATTGCACCGTTCAAAACTTTTTCAAGTTCAGGGGGGTATTTATAAACTTCAATATTTTCACTTGGAGTCATTAATCCAGTATTGTTATCATAATCAATTGCTTCATTAAATTTAATTTCAATAAACACTTGACCATCATGTGCGTCTACACTATTATCTGGTCCATATCGCTTTGGATACAAATCATATCGCATACCTGAAGTGGCTATTAAGAAATCTGGATCGCCCAATATTGAAATTTTTGCCGAAGCCTTATCACCGGGGCTATACAAACTAGTTCTAATACTTGCTGCTGCTTGACCTGCTTTACCAAATGCTCCGGAGTCTGACTCATTCTGTTTGGTCATCATATTAACTTCAACAGGAGGACTTGTATTGGGCGGAGATTGTTGTAAACTGTTCATGTAATACAAGGCATTATAACTTTGTTCATAACTTAAAATTTCATTATTAAGACCTGTATAGATATAGTTATACCTTTTATGTGGACCGGGGTAAGAACTTGTTTTGTTAATGAATGCTGAACGTAGATATGGTATTTTATAATTATTAATTAAGTAGGTCGTGTCATAGACATGACCCTTTCTTATGTTATCGTATCCGGTACGCTTCACTACCGGAGTCACAGTAAACCACATAAACTCTTTTTTCTCACCACCGCCTGCACTTTCATCAATGTCTGGTTCTGGATCTTCCTTGTACTGTTTGTTAAGTGCCTCTCTTACATAACTACTTTGTCCTATTATGGTATCTATAGCTTGTGCTATAGTGGTTCCAGAGTCAATACCAAATGTTCTATTTTTTCTATCGAAACTTGCAGTGGCTATTTGACTATTTTTATCATTCGATTCACTTGTTTTTTTAATGTTTGTTGATGTATTGGCTTTATAGTTTTTAATTTCATTATCAGTTTCATCAACTAATAACGAACTTTTTATTGATCCGTTATCTATAAATTTAATTTGATAAGTGTTTTTTAATTCTGCTGCTTGAATTTTGTTAGTGCCACCTGTAATCAAATCATCTTCAAATTTGTTCAGTGATGTGATAAGACTATCTGTAGGATGCGTTGATAAAATTTCTTCAACTGTTTTACCACAAAGGGTAAGTTGATTTTTAATTATTCCCCTTTTAGTTCCGAATCCTGCCTGTACTGACGTATTTTGTGCTTTAATACTATAAGTAGTTGCTTTGCCGTCTAATTTGAATGATATACCTGTTAGTGTTAGGGGAAAATATCTTGGGAACAAACTGAATTGATCTGTCCCTCCACCTTTAACTGGATTGCCTTCACTGTCATATCCATAAAATTTGATACCCAATATATACAATTGTTGCATATGATGGTTTGCCATATTCCCATTTGGAATTTTTTCTTGTGATGATACTCTAAGTGCAGCAGTTTTAAGTTCACTTAAAAATTTAAATCCATATGGTTCATAGATTTTGAACTCAAATGCTGTACTATCAACAGTTGGGCCGTCAGTTGATTTTGTATTAACAAATGTTTTAAAATTTAAATCATCAATATAATAATCACGTTCAAATAAAGCCTTACCTCCTGAACCACTGCGGTTAGTTCCGCCCGATTCAGCAACTACATACATACCTTCTAAAGATGTTTCACCTGTTTCTATAAAATCATTATAAATTTCACTAGTACACATATACAAACTTAAATTGTAAGTATAGCTTATCATAGTTGATAGTGGGTTGTGTAGGCGAGGACCTGTTGCTGTTGCAACACTTGATGGCGTAACCGGAGGCTTAAATGCGACATCGTTTCCTGTATTAGATACGACTGCTGATTGTGCATATCCACCGGGATTAGTTGGTCCTGAATAATAACTGCTACTTGAATTGTTGGTAGGCACAATAGTGTCTGTGAAATTATTTGCCGATTGTGCATATCCACCGGGATTAGTTGGTCCTGAATAATAACTTGATGTGCTTATTGTGCTTGTGCCATTAGCGTTTATCTGTCTACCAAAAGCAGCGGCATTTCTATCATCAGGATTTATAGCGGTTATAGGAGTCGTAGAAGTTGTCGGAGTCGCAGGAGTCGTATTTTGTTTTGTGACGGCAGCCACAAAGTCTGCATTTGTTTTTTGATTAAATTGATTTGCAGAAATTACACCGCCTATATTATTCAGTGTTGGGAAAGTCATATTATAGTCCTAAAATTTCTTTTATTGCAGTTGCTTGTGGCAAGTAAATTGAGGTGCCTGAAACAAAATCGAATAAAGGATCTTTTAGTTTATTAGGATTTCTAGCAGCAAAGACCCACCATAAATTTGCGTCATCATATAAGTCATATGCCAATAAATCAGGTCGTAAATTATATGTTACATTTATTGTCCAATTTATATCTTGTGGATTTTTAGGTATATACCTATTTTCCATAATATCTAAAAACTGTTTATTAACAAGTTTAGTAGTAAAATATGGACTAGTTTGTTTATATGCAGCCATTACCAAATACCTTTCTTGATTAGATCACCTTTAGCATAATCTTTAACAGAGAACTTGTTACTAGAATCATATCTACTAATCATTGGGCTTGCACCTAATTGAATAGTAAGTTTAGTCGGTACGTATGTAGCCTCTTTAGAATGTTCGTTACGAAACATAGGTCTGTCAGGTTCGGCCCCTGCAGGTATTTGTGCTGATTCTCTGCGAAGTACTTTTGATATGATCGTATTAAAAATTCCCCCTACACCGGATCTACCTCCGCCGGCAGCAGATTTAGTTACAGGACTATATGAGCCTAAATTTTGTCCGCCAGTGTTGGCGGGCAAACTTGCTCTTATATAATCAACATCATTTGGAAGAGAATAGGTAAAGTTAGTTATCACTAATGGATGTTTAGAAAATTGATATTGTCCGTATCCAGACAAATAGCATAATGGCGGGGGAGTCCCTTTCATGGGATCCTTATCCATACCATAAAACATTTTTGTCACTGATTTAAAGAAATGAATTACTGCAAGTAAATATCTTGCTTCATTGGTATCTTGTGCAGTAAATTCTGCTGAAATTTGTATCTCACCTACATTACTGTTTCTATATTGATAAAATTTATAATTTGTATGAGTTAAATCAACAGGATCATAACTTGCTTGATAACTTAAGTTTATTATAGGAGTATACGGGAATATAACGCCGTTAGTTTGTCTTAAAGGATATAAAACATGACTATCATCTCTTGCATCCATATACAAATAATTTGCGTTTGGTGCTAATTGTAACCTTACTCTCCAGTCATTTTCATTGATATTAAATCCTCTAGAGGGTTGAGCAGGAGGCATTGTTGGGTTAGCGAATATACCTTTTTTAAGTGGTTCCGCACTAAATGTAGTAGGTGCGGCTCCGGTGCTATTTGTAGCTGAAGCTGCATACCCTCCTCCCGATGTAGGTCCTGAATAATAGCTTGAGCTAGTATTAAAGTTTTCAGGCTTAAAATTAGTCGCAGACTGTGCATATCCACCCATACTAGTTGGTCCCGGAGAATAACTACTAGTCACTGGTCCTGAATAGCTGATTGGTGAATCTTTAAAATTGCTAGCAGATTGTGCGTAGCCACCAATATTAGTTTGTCCTGAAAAATAACCACTGCCACTGTTACCTACTGTTGGTTGTGGACTGTTATTCCTAGTGATAGCAGCTACTACACTTGCGTTGGTATTTTGATTGAATTGATTAGCTGCAATTATACCAGCTGCGTCCGGAACTGTTGGGGTTGGGAATGCCATAATTGTATCCTTTTTGATATTTATCGCTAAATAATATCACTATTTTTACCTTTTCCTAAAAAAATACTTAACTTTCTTGTATTTTTATGTTACAATACATGTAACTTTACACACTAACCTATGACAATACCAACAAAAAAACCAGTAAATTACCTAAACAACAAAGACATTCTCAAAGAAATACATGCAAGTAAAAACACATTTTGTACATATCTAGATCCAAAAAACGATCACAAGTATGATTTTATTGTGGATATGCCACATGCTAGTATTGAAGATAGTCTAAAATACGCAGCAAAACCAAAGATAATCAAAGAAGCTAAAGCTAATCGTGCAGCTAGATTATCTGTAGAAACAGGAACTACGGTTGATCCTAAGAAAGTACCAAACACAGATTTAGTGTTTAGAGTAATGACTTGGGATCATGTTCCGGTTGCCCCTAAGCAACCCAGAAAGATTGATAAGAAGAAAAGTGCAAAAGACATTTTTGAGTTTGAAGAAATCGTTGACGAGGCGTTTGTTGATCTAGAGGATCCAACTACAGCGGGAGAAGTTGATGATATGGTTCATATCAAAGTTAACTTTCCTCCTTTCCAACATTTTCGGATGGATGAAAACAAGTCGTTCCAATGCATAGGAAAAAGCCATTGGGAGGGTGACTTAACAACAGGCACCTTTAATAAAGATCACGGCAACATAACCAATAAGCTAGCCCGTATGTATATTATGTTATGTGAAAAATACGCTATGAAATATAATTGGCGTGGATATACGTACAATGATGAGATGCGTAATAGTGCCATTTTACAGTTAACCTATGTTGGGTTAAGATTCAATGAGGCAAAGTCGGCTAACCCATTCGCATATTATACTGCCGCAATCACTAATAGTTTTTGTAGAGTGTTGAATTCAGAAAAACGAAATCAAAACATTCGTGACGATATCTTAGAGATGAATGGACTAAATCCAAGTTGGAGTAGACAAGGGGCCGAAGGCTCAACCGTTTACGAAGAATAACCAATGTAGTTGATTTGTTGTGCTAAAGTTGTTAATATATCCTTATGGCAAATTTATTTAATAAAGCAGCAGTATTCACAGATATACATTTTGGTTTAAAGTCAAATAGCTTACAGCACAATCAAGATTGTGAAAAGTTTGTAGATTGGTTTATCTCCCAAGCAAAGAAAGAAGGGTGTGAGACTTGTTTCTTCTTGGGAGATTATAACCATCACCGTGCTAGTATAAACATTCAGACCATGCAATATGGTTTAAGAGCATTGGAAAAACTTAATGATAATTTCAGTAGCGTCTATTTTATCCCCGGTAATCATGATTTGTATTATAGGGATCGTCGTGATATACATTCAGTAGAGTGGGCTAAACATTTACCAAATGTAAAAATTATCAATGATTGGTTCGTAACAAACGATGTAGTCATTGCTCCATGGCTTGTACAAGAAGACTGGAAGCGTTTACAAAAGATGGGCGGCAAGTATCTATTCGGTCATTTTGAATTGCCTAGATTCTATATGAATGCTATGGTAGAGATGCCTGATCATGGTGAGCTTAATGATACGCATATGGTTGGCTTTGAAAAAGTATTCAGTGGTCATTTTCATAAACGTCAAGCACGTAGTAATGTATGGTATATTGGTAACGCATTCCCGCATAACTATGCTGACGCAGGCGATGACGCTAGAGGCATGATGATACTTGAATGGGGAAGTGAGCCAGAGTTTGTTAGTTGGCCAGATCAACCTAAATATCGTGTTTATAAACTAAGTGAAATTTTAGAAAATCCAGAAGGATTATTACTAAAAGATTCTCATGTAAGAGTTCATTTAGATATAGATATAAGTTACGAAGAGGCTAATTTCATTCGTGAGACACTAATACCACAACATAGTTTACGTGAAATGGCATTGATACCAATGAAACTAGATACTATGGCAACTGATTACACAGGCGAATTAAAGTTTGAGTCAGTTGACCAAATTATACTTGATCAAATAAGTTCTATTGAAAGTGAATTTTATGATCAAAAGTTGTTGCTGGACATATATAGAAATCTATGATTTTATTAAAAAATATTACATTACGAAACTTTCTAAGTATCGGAGCAGTAACACAAGCAGTTGATTTTAACAGATCGGATTTAACTCTTATCTTAGGTGAAAACTTAGACCTAGGTGGCGACGGTGCCCGTAACGGTACGGGTAAAACCACATTGATTCAGGGACTCTGTTATGCGTTGTTCGGTAATCCAATCAATAACATTCGCAAAGATAATCTAGTAAATCGAACAAACGGTAAGGGTATGTTAGTTACCCTAGAGTTTGAGGTTAACGGTGTTTCTTATAAAATAGAAAGAGGTCGTAAGCCGAATATACTTAGATTCTATGCAAACAATGAGCAAACATCTAAAGATGATGCGCAGGGTGAAAATAAAGAAACGCAAGCTGAGATAGAAAAAGTCATTCACATGAGTTTGGATATGTTCAAGCATATCGTTGCGTTGAACACGTACTCTGAACCGTTCTTAGCTATGAAGGCTAACGACCAAAGAAACATCATTGAGCAATTACTTGGCATTACATTGTTAAGTGAGAAAGCAGAAGTAATTAAGGGCTTAATTAAAGATAGCAAAGATAATATTCAACAAGAGGAATTTAAAATAAAAGCTATTGAAGAAGCAAATAAAAGAGTTAAGGAGCAGATTGATTCATTAAGACGCAGACAGACGCTTTGGAAGCAAAAGCATGAAACGGATTTGTCTGCTTTAGTTACAAAATATGATGAGTTGTCAAAGCTTGACATTGCGATAGAGTTGAAGGCGCACAAAGACTTGGCAGCTTATAATGAGAAGGTTAAAGATAAGACCGAAAAACAAAAATGGTTGACAAGTGCTGAGCTTTCGTTAGCCAAAGAAAACAAGTTGTTAGAAAAGCTTAATCTTGAGGTTGAGAAATTAAGAAAACATGAATGTTATGCTTGTGGTCAAACAATGCATGACGCTAAGCATGAAGAGGTTCTTGCTAGCAAAGAAAAGCAGTTACAGGAAACTGCGTTGCAAGTTTTATCTACCTCAGGTCAAATAGATGAATTAATAACACAAATTGCAGACATAGGCGACGTGGGTTCTATGCCTAAATGTTTCTATGATACTGAACAGTTGGCGTTCGAACACGCAGGTAAGATAACTAGCCTAGAAGAACAGATTGCTAAAAAATCAGAAGAAACTGATCCATATGCAGAACAAATCACTGATATGGAAAATCAAGCATTACAAACTATAGACTTTGATGCAATCAATAAGATTACTAGGGTTATGGAGCATCAAAAGTTCCTATTAGATTTGTTAACAAGCAAAGATAGTTTTGTTCGTAAAAAGATTATTGATCAGAACCTAAGTTATTTGAACGCAAGATTGACACACTATCTTGACAAGATTGGACTACCCCATCAAGTTATATTCTTAAATGATCTAACCGTAGAAATTACAGAGTTGGGTCGTGAATTAGACTTTGATAACTTGTCTAGAGGTGAGCGTAATAGATTGATACTAGGATTAAGTTTTGCTTTTCGTGACGTGTGGGAGAACTTGTACACCCCAATCAATGCATTGTTTATTGACGAATTAATTGACAGTGGTCTCGATACTATGGGCGTTGAAAATAGTATTGCGATTTTAAAAGATATGTCACGTAGACGACAAAAATCTATTTGGTTAGTATCACATAGAGAAGAATTAGCAGGAAGGGTGCCTAGTGTCTTGAAGGTTATAAAAGAGGGTGGATTTACCTCATACTCATCCGCAGCCGAAATAGGATAATTTTATGCAAATTTGATAAATAAGAAGTGAATCCAAACAGGAGAACTTATGTTTATCAAAAACGAATCATATATTAGATACTATGAAATAATTGAAAATGCAAATAAAATTTGCCCAAGAACTATAAAAAAGACTGAAGCAATGGAAATTAGAGGGTACATTGAAGATCATCACATCATACCTAAATGTTTAGGTGGAAAAGATGTTCTTTCTAACAAAGTATGGTTAACCGCAGAAGAACATTTCATATGTCATAAACTACTCACAGAAATGACGGTTGACACTGCTAATGGTAAAATGTGGAGTGCATTGTGGCGAATGATGAATAAACAAAGCAAAAATCAATCACGTGATTATCAAATAGATGCAAAAGAATATGCAATAGCTAGAGAACAAAATGCAAAAAATCATAGCATTAGGATGCAAGGTAGTTTGAACCCGTTTCATAATAAAAAACATTCTGATTCTACTAAAGAAGTTATGTCTGCTAAGAAAAAAGGTAAATCATACGAAGAAATTTTTGGTGCGACTAAGGCAAAAGAAATGCGACTCCGCAGAAGTAAAGAATCATTAGGAAAATTAAAAGGTCCTCAACAAAAAATTAAATGTTTGCATTGCGGGTCTGAAGGTGGGTTAGGGATTATGAAACGGTGGCACGGTGATAGATGTAAAAATTTAAATAACATACTAAAATGAAATCGACATTATATCTAGATATGGACGGGGTCGTAGCTGACTTCAACAAATATGCGTATGACGTATTACGTGCGCCACCAACTGAGGGAGTTTACCCTAATGAGAAGTGGGTTAAGTTGCGTGATAATGAAAGATTGTACAGAGATTTAGATAAAACTTCTTATGCGGATGAACTTATTGAGTTTTGTAGAGAGTTCGCATGGAACAAGTACAATTTAATATTTTTAACTGCTGTACCAAAAAACAATGACATGCATTGGTCATTCTACGATAAGGTAATGTGGGCGCACAAACATTTTCCAAACATACCTGTTCACTTTGGTCCGTTTAGTAAAGATAAACATGTCCATTGTGTAATGGGAGACATATTAATTGATGACAGAACCAGCAACATAGAAGAATGGCGTAGTGCTGGTGGCATTGGAATACATCATAAAACATTTAAAGATACAATTGAACAACTAAAAAATCTGCAGGATTAAGGAACTAGATAAGTAGACTCATGCCATCACCACAGAAAGCTAAAGGATCAGGATTTGAGCGAGAAATTGCTAAGTATCTCAGTGAAACATACGGAGAGAGCTTTATTCGTGCGCCCGGATCCGGTGCTTATATAGGTGGCAAAAATCAGAATCGCACTCAGATATTACATGAGGGCCAGATTCGCAGTTTCAAAGGGGATATTGTTCCCGGAGAAAGTTTTCCAAAATTCAATGCAGAATGTAAGTTCTATAGTGACTTTGCATTTCATTTGTTGCTAACAGGTGAACATAAGGTTTTAGATGGTTGGATACAACAATTACTTGATGTAGCTGACCCGGGTGATTGCAACATACTTTTTATGAAGTTTAATAGAATAGGAAGATATGTAGCAGTGCAATGTCACTTAACATGGATCATTGATAATTTTACTTTTTATGCAAGTAAAAAAGTTGGTGATTGGTATATAATAGAATTTGATCATTTTATGGCTCACAATAAAAATTTACTCAAGGCATATTCAGGCAACACAGGCACATCAGACACCAAGTCAAGCACTTCATTACTTACAATAGACATTTAATACAATTCGACGGTCAAGTTGTTGACCCTCCTTGAGGACGTACAGGTAGTGCTGTGCTGACGGATCTGGAGTACGCCTAAGATTAATCTTAGGGAACACCGACAGGGCAATCGTGTGGAGCGAACCCTGAATGAGTACATAGTTAACTTTGTCTTGCGACTATGTAACATGCGTTGCTGAGGCGTTATTTATAAGAAATAATAGTCTCACTACAGTCCCAATAAACTTTACAGAGCAACCGGTGGCGATTGACAGCGAAAAGGGCTAGTTAGTCGGGGAATAGACAACATGGGTGACGGTCATGGCAAGTAACCTTTACCAATGGTAGTGCTGAATAGCACTACCATGGATTCAAATCGGCAATTAGTTAATATAATCCTATAATAAGAATAAGTCCGAACAAACGAATGAGCGATAGCGAATGAGTGTGAAGGACTTAGATTAGCGAAGCTAATCTCTTAAAAGAATGGCATCTGAGATTTTTTTGTGGTTTCTAGGTTTTCTTCAATAATTTCGTTTAATGATTGGAGTTCTTCCGGGCTCATGTTTAATACATCTTCATAGGATACAGCTCCGCGCATATACCAGGCTATACGTTGTGCATTTTTCTTAATAGCCTTAACGTCTTTCTCCATGCCTTCTATAAGCTTCCCGATACCCTCGGAGTCGAGGTATAGAAGCTTTATTCGAAAAAATCGCTGATGTTCAACGTGAATGGTTGATCATATTCATGCTTACAATGTGTACATGCAATATGTAATGGTTTAATTTGTGTGGTTTCTCTTAATTTAATGCTGGTTTCACGAATCATTTCAAAGGTTTTCTTATCGGTATTATTGAGAAAATCTTTAATATAAGCCTTTTCAGATACTACTGCTTCAGGTGTAGCTATGTATTCTATAACATTAACTAATACATCAATTGTGCTGTCCCCGATTATTTTGAGAATTTCGGTACTTCTAGCCTCACGTTCTGGGCCTTCTTCCATAGAGTTTAGAGTGATAAATGCTCTTTGAATTTCTAATTGCCTTGCAGTGCTATTAGTAAGTTCTTTGTACATTAATGGTCTAAATTTAATACGTAAATTATCAATCATTAATGGTCTATCATAATCACCCGGGGCGAAGTTATTAAGTACAAAACTTAAATTTAATCCAAACTTACTATCTTCATTACAATTTGGACATGTAGTATCTAAATCCATATCATTACCATTAGTCGCTATTTTAATAGCAACTAATATAGCATCCAAATCAACACTGCTTATAGCCCATGGGTCTTTAATACTAGGTACACAACTGCGTATTATCTCAGCCACCGCTGATCCATTGTATAATGCATCAGGTGTTTTACTGGTTATCTCATCAATAGCAGTCATAGGATAAACTGGTAGTTCACCAGTTTCTGTCATAACCAAAACATCAGGACCATATCCTTTCCCTTGAGTTGGTAATTTTAAATAGATTCCTGGTCTGCGAAAGTATTGCTTAAGTGGGTTATGTTCGATACTGCTCATTCTATCTCCTAAAACGGTAATTTTTTGCGACTAAATATAATAGTCAAATATTTAGTGGCAAAAAACACATGGCTGATATTCCTGATGACTTAAGAGATACAAGCGAAGATGCTTCCAGAGCGGCTAGGGAAGCTGCCAACGCCCTACGTAGGGCAGTAGAAGCAGAAGCAGAAAAAAGAGAAAGAATAGAAAGAGCTAAAGCCGGAGTTGAGCAGTTAGCCGGAAGTGCCATATCCTTTTCAAGAACTTTAACTGAAAATTCGGGGAGTATGGGAAAATACGGATCTGCTATCGATCAAGCAGCTTCAGGGGTAGGTGATTTAGTAAGCTTGTTAGGACCTTTTGGTATAGTCGCAGGTTTATTAATAAAAGTTGTAGGTAAACTTGTAGGACAGGTTTTAAAAACAGACGATACTCTTATTCAGGGGTATGACAAATTAGCAGAGATGGGAGGTGCTACTGCATTTAGCACCGACGGCTTAAGAGATTTAGCACTTGAAATGAAGTGGACTGTTAGCGACGGTGCATTTACGCAACTAGTAGATGTGGTCGCTGAATTTGGTAACAACGTAACAGGATTGGGCACAACAGCTGGCGTTGGTATTAAAAACTTCATGAAAATTGTCGAGATGGAACCTGTTGTTAGGGAAGAATTCACACGCTTAGGTATAGGACAAAAAAAGGTAGCGCAATTACAAGCTTCATATCTTGCTAATGAAATAAAATTAGGTGGCCGTAGATACAAAGATAATGAAACTTTAAGAAAAGAATCATTATCTTATATAAGAAATTTAGTTGAGTTAAGTGCCTTAACTGGTGAAAATATTGATGAGATTAAGAAAAGGCAAGAAAACGATTTAAAAGACATTGGATATAATCTAGCGTTGCAAGAAAGAATGCAACAAAAGAATGGTCAACAACTTAAGTTGAATATTCAAAGAGGTGTTGAACTAGCAGGCCAAGTTGATGAAGGCTCACGTAAAGCAGTTATGGAAGTTGTTGCTAAGGGATCTGCCGTTGGTCCTGCCGCTGCTGCGCTACAGCAACGATTTAGTATGGCTGGTTTAGATTTTGTAGAAACAGTGCAATCATTCGAAAAGGGAATGATTAAAGAAGATGAGTTTAGAAGAAGATTTCAACAAGCTAATAAGGCTACATTTGAAAAATTAGGAAAAGGATTCCAACTAGATGCGCAAGGTTTAAGCAATGTTTATGCGATTTCTGCAAAAACAATGGAATTCCAATCTAAAACGATTGGTGAAAACACATCGCAGCAAGTAAAAGACGATGTTAAAAATGTCAAAGATAGAAAAGACGAAATAAAAGATGGTCAAGTTGCGATTCAAGATGCAACTACTCAATTAACCAGAGCGTTTGATGAATTTATAAAATTAATTTCTGGACCTGTACATGCTGCATTCAAAGGATTAATTTATTCATTGCAGGCATTAACTAAAGGTATAACGAAGTTTGTAAATTTTATTGGCTTAGCTAAAAATTTCGGTGATAAGTCTAAAGTAGATCCTACTATGCCATTTGCGTTTGATTCTATTGAAGAATTACTTGATCAACAGATCGAATCAAATAAAGAAATGATTCGAATAGAAAAATTATTTAAAGAAAAAGGAACATCACCTAAATCAAAATTTGAAGATCCAAATTCTGTAAAGGCCCTACTTAAGAATCCATCTTTAGTTAAAGAAAGATACAACTATCTTGAAGCAGAAGAAACATACAGGGGAACAACCCAACAATTAGAAAAACTTTTAGGTACTGAAGGATATAAAAAAGCATTAGAAGAAAGAGAGAAAAATTTAAGAGAAGGTAAAACAAAAGAAGAAGCGGCAAATAAGGAAGCAGCGAAGAATCAGCAACCAAAAGAATCAGCTACCGCAAATACTGTTGGACCACCTCAAACTCCTACAAGTACAACTACTGCGACGGTAAATACTAACGAACAACCAAGAACAAGTACATCTGCTCCTAGCAATGGTCAACAACCAACACAAAAATTTATGCGAGGTGGTATCGCTAGGAATCCAAATCAAGCTAATAGCCTTGTTTCACATTTAGGTGGAAATGCCAAAATACCTTTACCGAATGGTATTAATTTACCAGCTGATGTTTCTTTATCTGAAGATTTACTATCAAAATTAATGTCAGCACAACCCGGTGCTAGTAATAACACTGACATTTTTGCATCACTTCAAAATGCTATGCAAAATATGAAAATAGATGCCGTACCTGCTAATTTTGAAATGAATAGTAAAAATATATTGAGAGATACGGATAATATGGATAGTATTACAGGTAACTATGCAGAAACACTTAAAAAATCAATTGATAATACTATTAAGATGCCCGAAAAATCTCAAATGAAATCTAATAATGTTAATGATATTTTATCTGTTATAGTTGAAAAAATGGATGTTTTAGCTAGTAAGATGAATGAAAACGTAGATAATCAATATACTACTTTACTAAAGAGTAGAAGATAATACATGGCAACTCCAGAAGAAATTAACAGAGAATTATCTAACCTAGCTAGATCGTTAGGTTCTGCCAGCGCAGATATTGCATCTGCTTCTAAAACTGCTGCAACAGGAGCAAATGCAGTAAAACTATCTTTACAAACATTTGCCACTACTCTTAAATCAACTGCTTCTAGTATAAGTGATATAAACAGCGATTTTCAAAAATTTGATGGTGCAATTACTGCCACCTCAAATTCCATACAAAGATTTAGCGTATTTTTTGGAAAATATGGAATAGCATTTAAGGGAGTAATAAAAGGCTTTGAAGCAAGCTTAAAGTCAGTGACTCAGTTTGGTGAAAGCTTAACTCAATTTTATGATAGTGTATCGGCATTAGGAGTAACAGCAAGTAGAACTACAGATCAAATTCTTGATTTAATGCACCAAGCAGGATATACACTTGCTAATTCAAAAGAGTTTTATAAGCTAGTCAAAGATTCGGGAACAACTCTTACCTCATTAGGAGAAACATCGGCTAAAGGTTTAGATAGATTAGCAAGTGTTTTTAACGTTACCCAACTAGAAGGGGCGCAGGAAAGCTTTTTAAAGTTGGGTTTGGGTCCAAAAGAACTAAACAAACTTCAATTAGAATATATTAAAAGTCAAGCTACAGTAGGATTAAAACTTACATCAAATGATAATCTATTGCGTGAAAGCTCATTAGAGTACGCAAAATCTTTAACTAAGTTAAGTGCATTAACAGGTGAATCAAGAGATAAAGTTGCTCAAGAAATTGCTAAGAATCGCAAAGATATTAGGTACGCATTAAAAATTCAAGAACTTACAGCCAAAGGTAATCAAAAAGCTATTGATGCATTTGATAAGGCAGGAGCCATTGTTGGATTAAATTTAGGTGATGATTATAGTTCGGGATTAAGAGATTTCGTAGCTAATGGTACAGCTACTACCAAAGAAGGTGAAATGCTATTGTATAAAACTCAAGGACAAATTGCAAAATGGGTTCGTGATGTTGAAGCAGGAACAATGGATGAGGTTGAACTCGCAAGAAAAATAGCAAAAGCAGAACAACAATTTACGCAGGGCAATAGAGAAGCTTTAACCTTCAGTGATGAATTTAGAGAAAGAATGTCATCATCAGGTGATACTATCGCAGGCGCAACTAGATTATTAGAAATTAGAAGTAAAGAAGATGTTGATAAAATGGTAGAGGCTGCTGCTAAACGGGAGGATGCTAGAAAATCAAATCAAAGTGAAACAATAAATTTAGAGAGAAAAGCCAGTCATTTAAATGATAAACTAAGTCAAATGTTGTTTGGAACCGGCGTAGATGTTATACTTGGATTAATAGAAATTGTAAAGCAGACAGCAAGAGGTACTATTAAATTAGCACTTATGTTACCAATTGACGGGAAATTAGAAGAATCATTAAAAGAATTAGAAACTATTTTAAGTAGTAAGGATGGATTAGGAGAAACTAAAAAAGAACTAGATGGAAAAATTGATGAGATATCCAAACAAATAAAAGATAGAGAAAATATAGCTAAATCAATTAAACTCTCTGAATCGGAATTAAAAGAAGCACAAGAAAGAAAAACAAAATTAGATGCAGACGTTCAAAAAGATCCAACAAGCGACCTAGCTAAAGAAACACAAAGAAATAACGAAATATTGATTGAGCGTAAACAAAGAGAAATTGAAATATTAAAACGTAAAGAAAAAGAATTAGAAGAAAAAAGAACCAAACAAGAACTTGAAAGAGATAGAAAAAAACTACTTGATCAAAGTCGTAGGGTAGAAAAAGAACGCAAGCAAACAACTAAAGCGGATCAAACAGTTCCGCCCGTAAGAACAGACAAAAAAGATGATGGGAAAAGAAGACCATATAAGCCGCCTAAGATGGAGAGCGGTGAAGATGATGATAGAACAATATACCCTGAGCTAGCACCTGTCAAAGGAAAGTTTAGTAACATAGATTATGTAGATGCTAGATTCCAAAAACAATTTCAAGGATTGATTGATGAAATGGAAGAAAGGGGCTATAAGGTAAAAACACTAAGCGGTTATAGAAAACATAATACGGTTCGTGGAGGTCCTTATAGCGCACATGCCTTTGGTATAGCCATTGATGTTAATGCTAAAGAAAACTGGGGTAACATGGATACTGGAGGTGAAGGACCAGTTAAAACTGACATGCCAGCATATTTTTCTCAATTAGCGAAAAAATATGGCTTAGGATGGGGTAAGGATTGGGGAGGTAAGTGGAAGGATCCTATGCATTTTAGCGGCATGCCTAAAGAGGGTGGTAGTTTAGTTAAGGGAACAAAACACATTTATCCTCAGTTTAAAAGAGGTGGCGTAGGTCAAGGTCCAGAATCTGGTTATGATGTTACACTACATGGTAGAGAGGCAATCGTCCCATTCAATGGAAAACCAATTCAAGTAAAGATTAATGACAAAAATCTTAAGATTGACCATAAGAAAAAGTTTAATGAATTAGCTGAAAGAGCTAATGAAATGCGTCAAAAACTACAAGAAAAGACCAACAAAGTTGATCTAAAAGCTAAAGATACTACAGTAGATTTTACTGAGATAACCAATAATATTAAGGCAAAAATAGTAAACTTAAATCAATTTTACCAAGAAAATCAAGAGGATACAGTAGATACATCATTAGCAGATGCGTTAGTTAATAAGCTTGAAAATATGATTTCTAGTGTGGATCGCAGCAATTCCATACACAACGATCTAAAAATGTATCTACGCAATTAAACAATAAATACAAGTATGAAATATAAAAAGCGTTTTACGGCTGTTAATACTACAGGGGCACTAAGCCCCATTTCTGGTTTTAACAGTAATTCCGATAATTGGAACAGCCCAACTGGTGGTTGGAACAATCAAGAATTTGGATACAAGAATTATCTAAGCAGATTGCCAGAAGTTTATACTGGACATCCTAATCGTATTGAAAGATATAACCAATACGAAATGATGGATGTAGATGCCGAAGTCAATGCTTGTTTAGACATTATCGCTGAGTTCAGTACACAACTAAACGAACAAAATAGCACACCTTTTCACATTGATTTTAAAGAAGATCCTACTGAACACGAAGTAGAACTAATTAAAAAGCAACTACAACAATGGTGCAAACTCAATGAGTTTGACAACCGTATGTTTAAAATCTTCAGAAACACTATAAAGTACGGTGATCAAGTCTTTATCCGTGACCCTGAGAATTTTAAGTTATATTGGGTAGACATGACTAAAGTTGGCAAAGTAATTGTCAATGAAAGTACAGGTAAAGAACCTGAGCAGTATGTCATCAAAGACATTAACGTAAATTTACAGAATCTTTCAGTTGCAGCAAAGACTACAACAGATTTTCAAGCGCAACCCCCAACAGCAGGATATAGCGCGCCATATAGTTACACAGTTCCGAATGAGCCTTACGGTACCACAGGAAGTAGATTTAGTTTAGGACAAAATGAATCCGCAATAGATGCTAAACATATTGTTCATCTAAGTTTAACAGAGGGGTTAGACAGATATTGGCCTTTTGGTCAAAGTATTTTAGAGAATATATTTAAAGTATACAAACAAAAAGAATTGCTGGAAGATGCTATTCTTATCTACCGTATTTCACGTGCTCCAGAGCGCAGAATGTTTAAGATTGATGTTGGTAATATGCCAAGTCATATGGCTATGGCTTTCGTTGACCGTGTTAAGAATGAGATTCATCAGCGTAGAATCCCAACAGTAGGTGGCGGTGGCGGCACAATGGATGCTACATATAATCCACTAAGTATCAATGAAGATTACTTCTTTCCTGTTACTGCTGACGGTCGTGGATCAAGCGTAGAAATACTACAGGGCGGTCAAAACTTAGGTGAGATTGATGACCTAAAATACTTCAATAATAGATTAGCACGTGGTCTACGTGTTCCAAGTAGTTACTTACCTACTGGACCTGATGATGGTCAAACACCATTAAATGATGGTCGTGTAGGTACTGCAATGATTCAGGAATTTAGATTTAATGAATATTGCAAGAGATTACAAAAGTCTGTCAGTCAACAAATAGATAATGAATTCAAGCTTTTCCTACGTTGGAGAGGGTTTAACATTGATTCTAGTTTGTTTGACTTACGATTCAATGAACCACAGAACTTTGCAGCATATCGCCAAAGTGAACTTGACACAGCAAGAGTAACAACATTTGCTAGTATGGAAGCCTTCCCCTACATTAGTAAACGATTCGCACTCAAACGTTTCTTAGGATTGACTGAAGAAGAACTCAAAGAAAACGAAAAAATGTGGGAAGAAGAAAGAGAAAAGCCTGATGATATGGAACCACAAGGCGGAGACCTACGTAACATCGGAGTTAGTGCAGGTGACATAGACACTGACTTAGAAAGTGCAGAAGGTATGGAACAAGGTCAAGATATGGGCCAACCTCCTGAAGTAGCCCCAGGTGTTATGGGTCCTGAATCAGCGCCCGCAATGGCACCACCAATGGCTCCACCGGGCGCTATGTAAGATAAATAATAGTATGAAACTTTTCGAAATGTTTGACAAAGCAGTACCAGGTTATCAGGATGAAAAAGACGATAACAGCAAACCACGTTGGAAAGAAAGTCGCAAAACTAAACTCACATTACGCCAAATTCGTAAACTACGTAAGATGAATGATGTAAGAAATTACGAAAGGGCACAAAAACTCAAAAAAATACGTAATCAATATAAACCAGCTGAACAGGCTGCGGCACCAATTTAATCCAAAATTTTTCAAAAAACGTAAAAAAATAGCACATTTTGAGCTGTTTTTAGTACTACTCGCTAAATAAATTTACAAAGCCATTTCTATAGGAGAATTGAATAATGGATAACAGAAAATTTGAACAACTTATTGATATGATTATCAATGAGGAAGAAGATAAAGCACGTGCGTTATTTCACGATATCGTAGTAGAAAAAAGTCGTGAAATATATGAGTCCATGATGTACGCAGAAGGCGATATGCCCCATGGTGAAGTAGGTGATCTATTAGGTGAAATCGGAGCCGAAGTTGAGAGAGAAGAATCAGGCATGACCGAAGAAGATGATGAGTTTGCCGACATTGACGTTGATGACGAAGATGGTATGGGCGATGAGTCAGACATGGATATGGATATGGGCGACGGTGAAGAAGAATTAGAGGACCGTGTTGTTGATCTAGAAGATAAACTAGATATGCTAATGGCTGAGTTCGAAGAACTAATGGGCCAAGAAGGCGACATGGGCGATGAAGAAATGGGCGACATGGGCGATGAAGAACAGTTTATGGAAGGCTCTCGTGACCCAGAAGGAGAAGAAGCAGTTGAAGAATCAGAAGCACTAGATGAAGAAGAAAATCTAGAAGAATCTGTTCAATTGAAAAAAGTTCCTGGCCTATATGACAGCAAAATAGGTGGTGATGACGGTCAGAACACAAAGAGTGTTGCACTAAGCAAGCCAAAAGTCACACAAACTGGCGCTAAAGCAGTTAACTTCTCAGGTGAGTCAAGTTCAGGTGGTACACAAGGTGGTGTATTAAACCCAAGTCCAAAGACAATTCCAGGTAGTTACAAGAACGCACCAGGTGGTAAGAACTTTAGTGAAAAGGGCGAAGCAGCTCCTAAGCCAAAGCACGGTGAAGGAAGCCAAGGACAAAACAACAAGAGTATCGTTGGTGAGTCCAAGAAGTCCGTTAAGAAAATTATTAAGAAGTAAGGAACTCTAAAACAAATGGCTTTGTATCTTAGAGAAAACTTAACATTCGACCGTGCTAACATGGTCGTTGAAAGTATAGCAGATGGAGAGAACAAAAAGTCTCTCTATATGAAGGGTATTTTCATTCAGGGCGGGGTAAAGAACGCAAATGAGCGTGTTTACCCTGTTAATGAAATTGAAAATGCTGTGCAAACTCTAAATGAACAAATTCTTGAAGGCAACAGCGTTTTAGGCGAGGTTGACCACCCAGATGATTTAAAAATCAATTTAGACCGTGTGTCACACATGATTACTAATATGTGGATGGACGGTCCTAATGGTTTCGGTAAATTGAAAATATTACCAACTCCAATGGGACAACTTATTTCAAGTATGTTAGAAGCTGGAGTGAAGTTAGGTGTTAGTAGTAGAGGAAGCGGCAACGTGGATGATACTACAGGTAAGGTTAGTGACTTTGAAATAGTCACTGTGGATATTGTCGCACAGCCTAGTGCGCCTAATGCTTATCCAAAAGCAATTTATGAAGGCATGATGAATATGAAGCATGGTCATAAGTTACTAGAAATAGCAAAAGACGCACAAAACGACAAGAAAGTACAGAGATACCTGAAAGACGAAGTGGTTCGTCTTATCAAGGACCTCAAGATATAAGGGAGTTTAAGCATGTTAGATGCTATCAAACCATTACTTGAGAGTGGTATCATTAACGAAGAAACCAGCCAAGCTATAAACGAGGCATGGGAATATAAGTTACATGAAGCCAAAGAACAAGTCCGTGCAGAACTACGTGAGGAATTCGCACAAAGATATGAACATGACAAGAATGTAATGGTGGAAGCCCTTGACAACATGATGACAGAGAGTTTATCACAAGAAATTGCAGAATTTCACAATGATAGACAAGCAATGAACGAAGACCGCGTTAAGGCACAATTAAAACTACGTGAAAACGCAAGTAAGTTCAATGATTTTATGGTAACAAAATTAGCAGAAGAAATCAAAGAACTACGTAGTGATCGCCAAATACAAAAAGAAAGTCAACAAAAGCTAGAGCAATTTATTGTTCATGCACTTGCACGTGAAATTAAAGAATTCGCACAAGACAAGCAAGCAGTTGTTGAAGCTAAGGTTAAGTTGGTTGCTGAAGGACGCAAGCAATTAGTGGCATTGAAGCAAAAGTTCGTTGCCGAAAGCGCAAAGCGTATCAACAGTGCTGTTACATCACAACTTAAGGGTGAAATTGGTCAGTTGAAGGAAGATATCCAACTTGCACGTGAAAATGCATTTGGACGTAAAATCTTTGAAGCATATGCAAGCGAGTTTAGCGTAACTCATTTAAATGAGAAAGCGGAAACACGTAAGTTAATTAATGCATTAGAAGAAAAAGACCAACAACTAGCCGAGTCCATCGACCAAATCAACAGAGCGAGAGTTCTAGTTGAGAGTAAAGAACGTGAAGTTCGTGTAATTAAGGAAAGCAACCTTCGTGAAAAGACTATGGCAGATTTGCTAGGTCCATTAAACGAAGAAAAGGCTTCATTAATGAAGAACTTACTAGAAAGCGTCCAAACACATCGTTTACAGGCCGCTTTTGATAAGTATCTACCAGCAGTTCTTAATAACGGAACAGAAAAAACAACAAGTAGAAAACCTGTTTTAACTGAATCAGTTAAGGAAGTTACTGGTGATAAAGCTGCAATCAAACCTAAAGTCGAAGAATCACGTGACAACGTGATCGACATTAAGCGTTTGGCAGGGCTTTAATTAGACATACGAATTAGGAGAAATATATTATGTCACAAGTACTCTTAGAAAGCCGTTGGGACGAGACCAAAGAAGCTCTGTTAGAAGGCTTAAAGGCAAATCGTCGTTCAACAATGGGTGTTCTTTTAGAAAACACTCGCAAGCAACTACTTGCTGAAAGTTCAGCAGGTACAACAACAGCTGGTAACATCGCTACATTAAACCGTGTAATTCTACCGGTTATCCGTCGTGTGATGCCTACTGTTATCGCTAATGAACTAGTCGGCGTTCAGCCAATGACTGGTCCAGTAGGCCAAATTCATACACTACGTGTACGTTATGCAAACAGCTTAACAGACAACAGCGCAGCAGGTACAAGCGTTGTTGCAGGTGAAGAAGCACTATCACCATTCAAGATTGCTCAAGCATATTCACGTGCTAAGTCAGGTGATTCATCAACAAGTGGTTACACTGGTAACGATACTGCTGCTTTAGAAGGTAACGGCGGTAAGCAAATCAGCGTACAAATCTTACGTCAGGCTGTTGAAGCTAAGTCACGTAAGCTACAAGCTCGTTGGACATTCGAAGCTGCACAAGACGCTCAAAGCCAGCATGGTATTGACGTTGAAGCAGAAATTATGGCAGCGTTAGCACAAGAAATTACTGCTGAAATCGATCAGGAAATCTTGCTATCACTACGTACATTAGCAACAACTGAATTTACATTCAACCAAGCTACAGTAAGCGGTACAGCTACTTATGTTGGTGACGAACACGCTGCATTAGCTGTTCTAATCAACCGTGTTGCTAACTTAATCGCTCAGCGTACACGTCGTGGCGCTGGTAACTGGGCAGTTGTTAGCTCAGCAGCATTGACTGTTCTACAGTCAGCTACAACTTCAGCATTTGCACGTACAACAGAAGGTACATTCGAAGCTCCTACAAACACTAAGTTTGTTGGTACATTGAATGGTGCTATGCGTGTGTTTGTTGATAGCTATGCTCCTGACACAACTCCAGTACTAGTTGGTTACAAAGGATCAAGCGAAACTGACGCAGCAGCATTCTATTGCCCATACATTCCATTGATGAGCAGTGGTGTTGTTCTAGATCCATCAACATTTGAGCCAGTAGTTAGCTTCATGACTCGTTATGGTTATATTGAGTTAACTAACACTGCATCAAGCTTCGGTAACGCGGCTGACTATGTTGGTGAAATCGCAGTAAGCAACCTAACATTCCAATAATCTTTTATTCTCAATCGGGATGGGAAGAACAAGGAAGCGCACTTCGGTGCGCTTTTTTGTTATGTTGCGTAACATATAAAGCCAAA